ATTGACCTGGGCTTGCCATAGTCGAAATATGGAATGAACGGGTCGAGGAGCTTCTTGTAGAAGAAGCTGATCAACATCTGCGGGTGGATCTCAACCACCAGCTCCTTGTACTCCTGCCCAGTGCCGATCCACAGAATCATTTGAAGAACCCTTGTTGTGCGCTGCTGCGCTTCTTAGGGCCGTGCTCTGCATGGTGTGCAGTGACCTCGCGCATGAATACCGCATTGCAGGCGCCGCGGTGGCGGTAATCGTCGAACAGCTTCTGACGATCTGTATCAACAATACGCAGCCACTCGTCGATCTCGTCCGATGCTGTGGTCAGAAGTTCCTTGGTATGCACAAGGTATGGCGGTCGGTCGTAAAGGAACTGCGTCCCGTCGTGCAGCGGGATGAATACGTTCCCGTTGTTCGCGGCAAGGCGCCACGTCATGCTGTCTGCGCTGTACCACGGATACCGGAAGAGGAGGTTGATTGCAGATACCCCGAACCCATGCACCTTGATGCCGTCGGGCAGATCGTGGAAGACGCTGTCCAGCCATGCAGCGCGCTCGGCTCTGTTCGCATTTCCCATGCCTCCCAGCCCTATGTATGTGCAGCCGCTTCCTAGCAGCATGTCCAGCCACTTGCGCGACTCTCCGTAGTGGTAGATGGGAATGGGATCGAGGCCGTCTGCCTTCATGTCGAGATAGTTCTGCCACGACCTGCCTGCTGCCCGCTCAAGTTCGGATGGATGCGTCGACTCGGGGATCACGTCAAGCGCAGCGTACGCCTCGAGGTATCCCGCGTGATAGCGAACGAACGCGCTGTACTCCTCTATGTCGATTGGGTCGCCGCGAGTCCAGGCAGAGAAGGCGCCGCTGTCCGCGAAGTATCTGAAGTCCAGCATCGGATCCTTCATCTCGTCGAAGCGGCGGTTGTGCTCGTGGTAGAAGCTGAATAGGTGCAGTCGAAAGTCTGCCATCCGCAGCGACTTGTAGAGATCACTGCGGATGGTGCCACCAGGCCAGAAGATCATCGAAGCTGTTCCCGGGGTTAGACCTGAGTGAGCCGGCGCAGTGCTTCGGCTCGTAGCAGGCAGTTATCGCACTCGCCGCAAGCTTCGGGCCAGTAGCAGCTGTGCGTAAGACTGAGATCAACTCCGAGCTTGGCACCGAGCTTGGCAACATCGTTCTTGCTGAGGCGTCCCTCGTAGTAAGGGGCGCGCATGCGGACTTGATGGCTGAACCCCATGAAGCTCATGGTATTCATGGCATCGACGAACTGCGGGCTGTTGTCGCCGGTGATCATCTTGTAGCTGCGTTGGTTCGCCCACTCAGCCGGCCCGCGGAGATAGCCTGCCCACAGCTCGTCGGCGCCAATGCTGCTGGCGTAGGCCATGCAGTACGCCGCCATGATCAGGTTCCTGCCTTCGACGAACATCTCGGCGTATCGCATCTCCTGGTCGTCGAAGATGCGCTTGCCCTTCATCGGGTGGTCAGCATCGGTATCCCGAAGGCCAGTGCCGGAGAAGAGGGCTGGCTTCTTCTGCCAGCCCTGATAGTTGATGGTGATCACCTGCGGCGAATCCAGCTTCAGGATGTCAACGTGATGCTGGATCATTTCGAGCTGCTTCTTGAATGCGAGATGCCCGTAATCGACGGTGACGATCTGCGGCCTGACCTTGTCGACCAGCATGCTCATATACAGCAGCACGGTGCTGTCCATGCCGCCAGTTGCCATGATAACTCTCTTCATTTGAAGCACTCCTTGATTTCAGCGGCCTCGCGGCCGCGGTTGTGAGATAAGGCATAGTCATACGCTTCCTGAAGGTCAGGTTTGCTTTGAAATGCCTCGGTGGTGATGCCATTCAACTTCAATGCTACATACTTCCGGACACAGCTTCGGCAGACGCCGCATTCCAAAGCGCCGCTGTGATAGCACGACCTTGAGTTGATGATGAGGTCTTGAGCGCTCCCTCCTGCGGTAAGGTATTCCCGAACTAGCTCGGCCTTGGTTGAGTTGCGGCGAGGCGCGACCACGGCAACACCATCGTTGAACCAAGGCAAGGACTTGTCAGGATCTCCGACAAGAACATGCTGTAGAAGTTCCGTGCATAGGACCATGAACCTCTCGTCCTTGTCCTTCGTAGTATCTCCGGCAGTGCTTCCGACGATGATGTAGTTGCCGTAGTACGCAGCCCCAGCGACAAGGAGCAGGTTACGCAGAGGCAGTATCTTATTCGGAAGAACCTGGTCCTTAAGGGTGAAACGATAGTCGATGATGGCACCTCTCCTGCGGGCGACCTTCTCCTCATGCGGTGCTTCCTCTGTACCCAGATTGAAATACACCTTCACGTCAGGCTTTACCAGGTAGGAGATGCAGAGGCTGTCAATGCCGCCTCCATACAGCTGGACTGTTCTCATGGCTTCCTCGCACGATCATCGATGTAGCAGTTGGCGCGCATCTTCTCCATGACGAGGGCGTGATGCTTGATGCCATACTTCAGAAGAAGTGATCTCGTCTGATGAAAAAGGGTGTAGCTTCGTGCTGTGTAGATGACGATGAAATTATCTGCATCTTCGAACGCAGCATTCACCTCCTCGATCATGTGCTGGATCGGCTTTTCTCTTGCAAGCAAAGTTCCGTCCAGATCATAGGCCAATACTTTCATGGCTGATGAGCAGCGCGAATCAGACTCATAAACTCCGCGCGCGTTGCTGCGCTATCGAAGAAGGCGCCGCGCATTGCAGAGGTGTGCGTATCAACGTTCGGCATCTTGACGCCTCGGGTAGCCATGCAGAAGTGCTTCGCCTGAATGACTACTGCCACCCCCTGCGGCTCTAAGTTCGCAACCAATGCGTCGGCGATCTGGTTGGTCAGTCGCTCCTGCACTTGCAGACGGCGGGAGAATATCTCGACGACGCGGGCGATCTTGGACAAGCCGACGATCTTGCCGTTGGGAATGTAGGCAACGTGCGCTACGCCGACGAAGGGGGTGATGTGGTGCTCGCAGTGCGAATAGACAGGGATGTTCGTGAGGAGCACCATCTCGCCATACCCCTCGGCACCATCCTCGAATACCTTGAGCACGTCGGCGGGGTTCTGCCCGTACCCTTTGAACCACTCGCCCCACGCCTTGACAACGCGCTTGGGCGTTTCCTTGAGCCCTTCGCGGGCAGGGTCCTCGCCGATTGCCTGCAACATGCGGACCACCGAGTCGTGTGCGGAGTCGAAGTCGTTGCTCTTGAACATGAACTCCCACGGGAAATTGACGAACCCGTCTTCCTTGGTGAGCAGCTCCCCATACGCGATCACCTCGTCTCCCAAAATCTTGAAGTCGTGGGCGAACAGCGTCGCAGTTGGGAGGCCGTAGAACTGCATGACCTGCTGGGCGGTGCTTCCGGTATCGACGATGTCGTCAATCGCAAGAGTTGCATGCAATGGATCCTCGACCATCTTGAGGTGCCAGAACTTCTGACTAAGCAGCATCGCCGCGTTGAACCCGCCGCGCGGGATGCCCCAGATGTTCATGGGGTTCATCCCGTAGAGCTCGTTGATGCGACGGCCCAAGGATTCTGCTGCGGCCTTGCATCTGTCGAGGCTGATTATGGACATTTCAATTCCTCTCTTTCAAAAGTAAAACGCCTGCGAGATCACTCCCGCAGGCGCGGCCTATTAAGACCTGTTGGCCCAGAAGGGGGGTTACTTGATGACCTTCTTGGCGCGCATGATGGCCAGCAACTTATGCACATCGGCGAAGACGAGGTTGAGCGTGTTGTCGCGATACTGGATTCCTTCCTTCTTCAGTGCCTTGGCGATGTCATCGACCTTGGCTTCCATGTCATCGACGATCAGCTCGCGCATCCTGACCGTGGCGCTGACGCCGCCGTTGTCCTTCGCCGAGGTGCGCTTGGGCTTGTCGCCGGCCGCAGCGTCCTTGTTCGCACTGCGGGTCGTGGCCTCGCCGTCGTCTGCTGCCTTGCGGCGGGAAGACTTGACTTCGGTGGCAGCGATGACCAGCGACTTCAGCTTGGATGGGGTCAGCTCGAGTTCCTCGCCGTCCTTGTCCTTGATCACGACCAAGTCGTCATCGACCTCGATCACCTCGCCGGAGTACTCCTTGTCGCGGGCGGTGACGGCCGTGATGTTGTCACCCACCTTCGGCTCGGCAACCGCCGGGGCCTCGGGCTCGTCGTCTGCTGCCTTGCGGCGGGAGGGCTTGTCAACGGCAGACGCGATGGTCAGAGACTTGATGCGGTCGTGCGCGACCTCGAGTTCCTCGCCGTCGGAATCGACCACGATGATCTCCTTGTCGATCTCGACGACCTTGCCGCTGATCGTCTTGTCGCGCAAGGTGACGATCGTGACCTTATCGCCCACCACCGGACTGGCCTTGGTCTCTTCCTTGGCAGCGCCGCGGCGGCGGGTCGTGGTCTCTTCCTTCTCTTCCTTGACCGCATCGGGGAAAGCCGGAATGTCCTTCTTGGAGTTCATGGCGTCCGCAGCCTCGTTGAACCAGTCCTGGGCTTCGGTGCTCAGCTTGTTCCACTGCGCGTCGGCCAGGTCGGATGTGGCCTTGATCAATGCCTTCAGATACTCCTGGTCATCCTGCCCGCGCTTCTTCGTGACTTCCGTTGATGCCGCCAGCTCCTGTTGAATCTTGCTCATGTGCTGCTCCTTGTACGTTGAGAGGGTTCTACTGGTTTAGGCCCAGTGTTCATATATACAGGCCACTACGTCATTTTGAAATAGTCTGCCACCTTGCCGAGAAGATCGGTTCCCGGGGCAAACCCGAGAACCTGGCAGAGCATGTTGTTACCTCCTTCCTTTTTTCGGCGCGACTTGCGCCATGAGCTGAACGTGAGATCGACTAGATCCTGCGGAGCCACAACAAAGAACGACAGCACCGTCCTGACGTCGGCTGGTGCCTGCTGCAACATGACCGCGATATATCCAGCGCAGTCTGTATCTCCGACCAGCCGCTCGACTAGGCTGATGTACGTCATGCCGGACTCTTCCTCAAGCGAGAGCTGGCTTTCGGATACCTCTGCGCGTAGCTTGGTGTCGATGTTCGATAGGTCGGTGAAGTGGTTGTGCCAGGCCCGCTTGAACAGGCCCATGAAATGCTGCGGCGTATCCAGCACACCGTAGCGGTCAGCAAGGCGAAGAAACAGATAGTGGGCTTCCTGCATACAGTCCTGAAATTCCATGCTGCCTTGCACGCGCCAGAAGTTGGTGCGTAGGAAATTCACGACATAGCCCTCTATCGCGCCCTCGAACTTGGGTATGTACCTGCGAGGCCGCGGACTAGCCGACATGGGCGCGCCTCCGAGGGCGACGGCGAATACCCACCCCTCCTTCATCAACAGACAGCTGCTTGTTGTGCATGCACCGAGGATCGTCACTGATGCAGTCACCGTCGGGAGTCGTGATGCAGAACCGATCAGGCTCGTCGTCCTCTAGAACCCGAACGCGCGGGCGAGCAAGCGGCATTCCGCCGGAGCGCAGTGCAGCGATCTTGTCCGCCAGCTTCATGCTGGGAAGACAGGTTCCCACGGTAGCGATCCAAGAGTCGATCCCGTCGTGCAGCTGAACCTCGGTGTCAGAATTGATGTAGTACGCGCGGATTGTCCTCCCCTTGTGCGGGTCCTCTGCTTCCGCCAGCAGCGGCTTCCCGTTGATATTGCCCAGACTGTACTTCATGTTGTTATGCTCCTTGCGTAGTTGATAACCTCATTCGGCAGTAGATCGCCGCCGTCCTTCCTTCCGTAGGGCACGGGCGCGAATCCCAGGTTTGGTACCTGCGATAGAAGCTCCCGCATCCGCATTGAATCCACCACTCCCAACTGACCTGCGTTATCCATCATCACTAGCACCTGCGAGAAGTTTGGTGCCGCCTCCTCCAACAGGTAGATCTGCTGGTCCTGGATGCTGTTCGTGGAGAGTGCAACCGCGCGCACCCCCCAATCGCGCCCGTACAGATCAAGCTTCAAGGCATCGAACGGGCCTTCTACCACCAGCAGCGTATGCCCGCCTGCGAATGCCGCATCGTGGTTGTACAGCGTTTGCTTGGGCTCGACGACGCATTCGTCTTTCGACAGGTCCAGGTATCTGATCTTGGCGTCCGCGATCGCACGCGCAGTCCATGCCACGAGCTCCCACTCCATGACATAAGGCAAGAGCACCCGATCCCGGTACGTCCCGCTGACGCTGCCGACAACGAGATACCAGTCCAGCAGCAGCGGGATGTCGCAAGGCAGGAAGCCGCGATCATACACGAGGTATTCCCAATGCCTGCGGGTGGCGCCGCTATTGACGATCGGCCGGTTCCCTTCCGGTATCTTGAGGGCGTTGCGCTTGAAGAGCTGCTCGATCTCTACCTGCCCGCGCTGCATAACTCGAGCTGCGACCGCATCGAATCCCTCAGGGTCCGCGTAGTCGTCCGTCAGCCCTGCTATCTCTCGGGCTTTGTAGTACGAAACCCCTAGCAGGCGTACCAGCAGGCGTAGTGGTGACTTGCCGCGGTGCTGGGCGTTTCGCCAACACCCCCAGTATCCCGTTGACAGCTCTATGCCGAGATGGTGCGACGGGTCAGCCGAACCGCACCACGGGCAGTGGATGTTGACGTGGCCTTTTGCCACGTTGCTGCCGCGCTCTACGTACTCGATTCCAGACGAGTTGAGAACGCGCAGCCAGTTGAGAGGTGATGCCATAGATGACCGAATTTATATATAACTTTTGATTAACGCAACAGTGAAAAACTTCTTGGATCAACGCGCCCATCTACCACTGCCGCATGTAGGTCCTGGCCTTCCTTTACGAAGCCCAGAATGCGAGCGTCTATCGACTTCTCCATGACTAGGTCGTAGATCACGGGCTCGCGTTCCTGCCCGGGGCGATGCACGCGCTTCAGTACCTGCTGGCGGGTTATTGGCGATACGGGGCTTTCGTAGAAGACAAGATACCGCGCCTGTTTCTGGAGTCCGTCCGTACCTGTGCCGCCAGACTCGCTGTTCATCACGAACACGCGCTTGTCGGGGTCTGCTAGGAAGCGGCGCACGGCATTGATTGGGTCCTTCGACTTGCCATACAGCCATTCGAACTTGACGCCCATCTCGTCGAGGCGTTCCGTGATCATCTGCCCGGACAGAGTGTATTCGTGGGAGACCACCAGCTTGGAGTCCCCAGACTCGACGACCAGCCGCTCGAGGGCGTCCAGTTTCGGGTTGTTGCGGAATATGACGCGGGCCTTCTCGTCGCCCTCGCGCCACTCGAGGAACCCAGCGCATATCTGCCGCATGCGTAGATAGTTCGAGTCAAGCTCCTTCAATTCACCTCTTGCATTGATCAGCCCATCCACTGCGCGCATGTAGTGGTCACGCTGCTCCTCTGTGAATCGAATCGGTATCGTCACGTGCCTGCGGCGCGGGAGGTCAAGGCATTCGTCCTCGGAGTACCGAATAGAGCGGTGGTGCAGGAACCGATACAGCTCGCGCGTCATGCCTTTGTTGAAGGCGAACTCCTGCTTCCAGTAGTTCTCAACCTCGCGGAAGAATGCAGCGCGGAACATCCCTAGCGTGTCGCCGAATGTCTCGCCGTGATCTACCAAGTAGAACTGTGCCCAGATGTCCTCGGGGTTCCTGCCGAAGAGCGTTCCTGTCGTGGCGTATCTGTAGGGCATTGTCGCCGTCAGCCGCTTCAATAACTTGAACCGCAGGGCATCCTTGTTCTTCGACTTGTGGCTCTCGTCCATCCCGAAGAACGAGTACAGCTTCGCCACCTGCCGGATGCGCTTGTCATCCTTGCCGTACTCGAAGTTCTTACCTGCGCGCTGGCCCTTCTCTGACATCTTGCTTCCGGACAGGCGCGACGACAGTGCATGCTGAAGCCCCGGATAGTCGATGACCGTGATATCGCCCTTCGGGTTGGATAGTGCTTCCCACTTTTCCTCGACGCTGCCGCTGACGATGTTGGGCTCGAAGTCCGAATACTCCCTAATCGCATCCTCCCACGACCCCAGATTGACAAGCCGAGGAACAGTCACGATTGCCCTGCTGAACCTGCCCTCGCGTTGGCGCTGCGTCATCAGGTCGAGAAGAATGCGCGTCTTGCCTAATCCCATGTCGAGAAGAAACAAGTATTCGGGATAACTGCACCCGATCAGGAAGCAGGCCAGCTGGTGCGTCCAAGGATCGCGGCCCTTGAACTTGGGGCGCACCTTGAAACCACGAAGCTCCCGTTCGAGCACTTCGCGCGGGAGCTTCTTCATCCAAGTGCAGGAGTCCAGCTCCCGAGACATGTACGCTTTGAGGGCGTCCTTGGCAATCATTCGCGGTCGCCTGCTGCACGCCTGCGGCGCCTCCCCTCTGCGGTAGGAGATAGCCGCTCAAGGAGATCGTCGTAGTGGTTCGCCATCATTGCCGAGTCGAGGCAGAACTGCCCTATCGCATAAGACTGCGATACCAGCACGACGAACTTGTCCTCGTCGTTGCGCCCATTCGACACGTACAGCCTAGCCAACCCTAGGGCCTTTTCCTGCGCTGTCTGCGTGTAGGTGACGACGTTGTCTGCGGTAGCGATCTGGCTGTAGTCTTCGCCGATCATCGTGTCCGTCACGATCTGGGCGCTGGCCGAATCACGATTGCCTTGTGCAGCCGTGACAAGTGCTAGGTTCCTTTCCACCGCTACCCCGCGGAGCTTCTCCGTAATCCCTCCCAGCTCTATCCGCAGGTTCTGCGCGTCGAGCTTCATGAGCTTGGGATAATCCACGATCAGCACGTCTGGCACGAACTTGTGGAATCTCTCGAGGCCGTCAAGGTACGCATTGAGCATTGGTATGGTCAGCGAACCGGTGGGAAACTGCTTGATGATTAGCGGCGGGCGTTTCCTGAACTCTCGCGTCAGTCGGGAAGTCAGGTGGGCGCGGATGCCTGCATCCTTCAACGTAGGGCGGACGATCTCCTCCATGGTGATGTTGCTGAACTGCCCATACTCGTCCAAGGTGAATTTCGGGCACTGCAATTTCGCCTCCCGCTTGGAGATCGAGAAGAAGCTCTGGATGTAGCGCATGCTGACCCGCTGCTCCGACATCTCAAGCGTAACGTGCAACACCTTCTTGCGCTGAAGCAGTGCGTACTTCCCCACCTGGATGAGAGCCCACGATTTGCCCTTCTTCGCAGGGGCAACAAACATGAACAGCTCCTGCCGTCGCGGGCAGATATCGCGTCGGTCCAACTGCCCGATGCCTGTCTGTATCCCGTCTGCAACGTGGTCGAAGAACTGGAGCGACTGCTTGGGATCGGAGAAGTTCGTGCCAAGCTCGAAGGAGACCATCTGCGACGACAGCCCCTTGTTCAGCTCTATCTCGGCTTGGTCGATATTGCCGCTCTCCACCGCCTCAACTGCCTTGACGATGGCGGACTTCAGCCCCTGCTGCCGGACGAAGACGTTGAGCTTGGATACGACGTACTCCCTGTTCATGCCGTCCTTGGCCATGAATAGGTTATCGAGGACGCGCTTGTAGCTCGCGGCCTTGCGCTTGTCCGTTCCGTCGAGGATGCCCTCTAGCTCATCTGCTAGGTGCTCCTTGATTGCTTCCTTGAACTGGTCGAAGTAGTCAATCGCATGCGATGCAATCTCCTTGAATATCTTCGACTCGAATAGATTGGCGCTGACCGTGTTACGGACGATGGGGCAGAACTCATCGTCAAAGACCAGCAGGGTCAATATGTTTTCTTGTAGCGCCCCTGATAGCAACTCCTCTTTCATGGCTTGTCCCTATGCGTTCGAATGCGATGCACATATCTCTGGTCACGTTGATGTCGTACCTGCCGCAGAACCGAAGCAGCTCGCGCTCGACGAACTGCCTCGAGTACGCAGGGATTGACAGCTCACGCGGGAAGTCTTTGTGCGGCAGGTGGATCAGCTCAAGATTGCGTGCGACGATATCAGCATGCTGATCCAGTGCCTGCCGTAACTTGAATGGATGGGAAACTATACTGACCGCCGTCACGATCCCTATGCCCCGCACACCCTCCACCTCGTTGTGCGTGCCCATCAGCGCAAGTGCGGTCGGAAGGTGCTCAAGCGGAAGTCCGGCGAACTCGCGCTCGTACTCGGGCCGGGTGTAGAGCCCTTTCTTCCCTTTCCAGATCGCGAAGCCCGGATACTTGAAGAGCTGGTACAGGTCGCTGTCGTTGCTCATGGCAATGACGTGCTTGTAGCGGTTGCGATACTTGATCGCAGCATGGCTGATCAGGTCGTCCGACTCGAACCCGCGCAGTGCCCACAGCGGCCACCCCGTAACTGCTAGCAGCTTCTTGATCAGCGCGATCGTGGCTTGCGCCTTCTCATACAGCTCGGGGTCGCGCGTGGTCTTTCGCAGCTCCTTGTACTGCGGGTACAGGTCAGACCTGACGTAGGGCTTTCGATCCTCGCAGATGACGATGTCTGTTGCATCGACCGCGGCAATCGCCTTCTGCATTGCACCCAGGAACCCGTACAGACCGCCGGTGAAGGTATCACCGGAAGACAGCAGCGGGTGGCTCGCTGCCGCCTTGTATGCTTGGTTCGATAAATCGACGGCCAGCAGGACGCGCTGATTCACGGGAGCCCGATCACTTTGTGGATCTGCACGGACAGGCGGTGCCCAAACTTCATGCAGGATTCGATCGAGGCGTACAGGTTCCGTATGTTCTGCTCCTTGTCGCCGGAGTCAAGCGGCTGCACCCAGATCACGCCGTGGGAGTTGGGCGGCGGGCGGTACAGCGGGCCTTCCTTGGCAGCGCCAGGCTGGGTGCTCATGTTTGGCAGTCCGTCCTCGTCCGACACGTTCGTCTCACTGACGATGTATTTCCAGTGACTGCACATGCGCGACACGTCCGGGTGGATCTTAGGGGTCTTGGGCGAGCACACCAGCGAATCTGCACCTAGGAAGAACAGAAGCTGATCGAGCTCGGGGATCCAGACCGTCCCGGCCGTCTCTATCTGCACATCGTATGCGGACCGACGAAGGAGCTTGATCAGCGGGATGATGTTCTGAAGCAGCGGCTCGCCGCCCGTGATCACGACCAGGGATATGTGCGACTCCTGTTTGGCATTGGCGATCATCTGCATGATGTCGGGGATTGAGAGCTGGTTTTGGTAGCCGCTCTCGAAGTCTGTATCGCAGAAGGTGCAGCGCAGGTTACAGCCTGCCAGCCGAACGAAGATTGCTGGTCGCCCCGCATGCGGCCCTTCGCCTTGCACCGTCTTGAATATCTCCTGCACGCGGAGCGTTGCGCCGTCCTTGAGATCCTGCTTCCGAATTGGGTTTGTGCCGAACATGCTATTCCTTTGGTTTTGGGTTGATGAGATGCTCTACAACTATACACGCCAGCCCAGCTTGCGCGTACCCGGGGTACGCCCGGTCGAATAGGGCTGGAAGTTTTTCGACGTTCTGCAACACGAACTTGAATGTCAGCGGCGCGCCGATCTTGGCCGCGAGCTGCTTGGCATACTCGACTACAAACCCAGCCAGCAGGTTGTACAGCACTTTCCTGTTGTAGCTGACTGGCTGCACGATACCTAGGGCTTGAACAAAGGCACCAACAACAGCGTAGCTAGCCCTAAGTGACCCAAGGATCGCTGGCGATCGTTTGCGGGCTGACGGCGGGCTTCCTAGAGCTTCGCCCAACGTCTGCTCAAGACTGTCGGCCCACATCTCCTCGTCGCGCTCAAGGGCTTGTCCTGCTCTCGCGCTCAAGAGGTTTGCTTGGCCCTGCTCTTTGTCGAGATAGGCGATGTAGTCACGTACCTCCTTTCGCTGACGTACATCAAGTGTCCGACATAATCCCTTCACCACTTCTACGTCATTACCGCGTACGGGGAGGATAGTGCGGGATGGAACCCCACCCCTACCCCTAAAGGGGTGGGTGGGTTCCATTCCATCCCGCCCTTTGTTCTCCCCTACGGCTTTCGGGTTTATGTTCATTGCCGCGGAAATGCAGACTCAACGACGGTGAAACCATTGTGCTTGGCCCAGGCACGAATGTCGGAGGGTTTGTAGAGCACGAAATGCCGCTTCCCACGGCCCTGTACGTAGTGCGGAAGCGGCGTCGTTGTTTTGCACGTACCTTGACGGTAGAGATAAACCATCATCGGCGTCTTGTCCAAGATCCGGCATACGTCCTTGGTCGTCAGCCAGTCCTTCATCACTGCCTGCTGCTTCGCTGCCATTGCTGCTCCTTTCGTTAGGTTCTGTATGCTGCGTTTATATATATACGCTGCGATGCGTTGGGCGGGCGTATATATCCTCAGCATCACCCACTTCCAAGGAGTTCCAATGAGCACTACGGCAGAGCGTTACCACGACATTTCCTGCGGCCACCGGGTCGTAGGGCAGGGCGGCAAGTGCGAGCACCTTCACGGGCACAACTACCGCATCCACTTCACCGTCATTGACGCGGACGGGGGCGTCGATGAAGTCGGGCGCGTCCTGGACTTCTCCGCGATCAAGTCGCACCTCTGCGCTTGGCTAGAGGAGCACTGGGATCACAAGTTCCTGGTTTTTGATTCCGACCCGCTACGCGATGCGCTGACGATGGCAGATCCGCAGGGGGTTGTCTGGGTTCCGTTCAACCCTACGGCAGAGAACATGGCGCGCTATCTTGTGCTTGAAGTTGGTCCTCAGCAGTTGAAGGGGACTGGCTGCTTGTTGATCAAGGTTCGGATCGAAGAGACCCGCAAGTGCTCTGCGTCTTACGATCTCGACGCATTCACCGACAACGGCTTCTAAGGGAGGCGAAATGGAGCAGATCAAAACAGACTGGTTCCCGGGCGATGTTGCCCCGGTCAATCCGGGGATCTACGATGTAGTTGTAATGACCGACCTGGTCACCGAGGAGGAAACTACCGCAAGCTGGGACAAACATCTCGGACAGTGGGGGTTCTGGAAAGCCAAGTCCTGGGCAGAGCACTACAAGCTCGAGCTCATCAAGGTCTTGCGGTGGCGCGGCAGGCTGTTACCGCACCGCACGAAGCTGGTGCAGGAGCCCGAGGTACGCGTGATGCGGCGCACCTTGCTGAAGGTTGAATCATGAGAGCGGGAAATAGCGCCGCGCTTGGCATCAACTTCGACGACCTTCGCTCTGCGAACATCCGCCGCCAGCGCGAGTGGGACCCTAGTGACAAGATCGCCCTTTCGTATCGCGGGAACGAGCTGGCAGGGGAATGCGGCGAGGCCTGCAACGAAATTAAGAAGCTCGACCGCGAGCGCATGGGAATTCGCGGCAGCAGATCCACCAAGGAGCGGCTGGCGGAAGAGCTAGCCGACGTCGTTATCTGCGTTGATCTGATCTGCATGGCGGAGGGGATTGTCTTGTCGCAGGCTGTGCGCGACAAGTTCAACGCGACTTCGGAGAAGGTGGGTCTTACCACCCGCCTCTAGAACGTCCAGCCAGCCCGCAGGCGAATCTCGGCTCCCGTCGGGGCCACCGGCGACTGCCGGGTCTGGTTGATCTCTACTCCCACCCGGGCGCGCAGTATGTCGCGCTCAACCCAAACCCCCAGCGTCTGATTCATCGGGTTCATCGCGATACCAGCCGCCCATACCTTGGGCTCTGGCACCTCCTGCGTATCGACGGGGATATCGACGCCCTTCAGGATTGTCCCGTCAGCACTTGAGACGATAACGCGCTTGCTGCCGTCCGGCATCCGCACCAAGCTCGTATCAATCGTCACAGGCGGGCACGGAACGCTCGTACATGCCTTTATCGCATCGGGGGTGATGCCTTGGGCAGTGACTGACCCAATGCGCTCTACCTTGCCTCCCTTTGGCACCTGCTGCTTGGGCTTGGCAGTGGGGGTTGTCGCCTCTCGCTCAACGATCAAGGAGCCGTCCTTCTGCACTTCTGGGGGCTTGGCCGTCTCTATGACCTTCGCGGGATGAAATGCGTACCAGCCCAATCCGACTCCAAGGCAGATCAGCACGATCGTGAGGGCCGCTGCGATAGCGATTTGGGTGCGCGTCATGTCTTGCTCTCTTTCGTTGCAGTTGGTGTGGCACCGAATTTCATGGCTAGGATCTTCTTCAGTGCGTCGGGGGCGATGAAGGCCAGCACAAAGATCGACAGGATCTCCCAGCCGCCCAGGATCACTTCGACGTTGTGCAGGAAGGTGTAGAGCAAAACCCCCTTGAATGCGACGACGTACGCTTTCGCCTCAGACACCTTACCGTCTGGAGAGCGCACGAGGTCGTTGAGGTCGCGGCGTAGGGATGCCTTGCGCTGTTCAGTCATAGCATCATGCCGCGAACAGGAACGCTGGCACTGGGCACCAGTGCGTTGGGAGTAGGTCTGTGCCCATATCTCCGTTCGACAGGCACCAACGGTTTTCCGGCTCGAACCAGTGCATGACGTATGGCGGCGACATATTGTGACTGATGGTTGCGGGGCCGCGATACTGCTTCCCAAGGATATGTGAGCCATCCTTCGGGGCAGAGTCGATGGAGTTCCAGTTCATCATCACGGCTCGCACCCCGGATCCCATAGGTACAGGAACGAATGCTGGCCGGGGCCGAAGTGCTTGATCAACTCGGCCAGGGTGTCCTTGCTCTTGTAGATGCCCATCTGCATTGCCCCATCAGGGCGCTGGATCATCCCGAAGCCGCGTCCAACCAGCGTGCAGCCATGCACCTGAGTCACGAGGTCACCCGCTTTGCCGTCACCATCGATGTCGAGGCCGGTGTCGCCAGCCCACGTCCCGTTGTGCAGCAGACAGTCCTTCCGTCCGTTCTTGTCGATCAGCCGGATCACCGTCCGGCCAAGCGTCGGGCTTTCCCACGGGTAGCCGATGTAGCTGTCCGGCGCAACAATGCAAGACACGCCGCGCAGATTGTTACGCCACGGCAGTTCGAGCGTGTCGCACATGAAACCGGCATTGCTCACCAGCTTGCCGGGCGTGCCCCATGGTTGGGACTTCCCTCTGCGGATTGTTCCGATCATGGCGTCACCTGCTTGTGGGTTCTCAGATAGATCAGCATTTCCAAGCGGGTCGAGTCGAACTCGTCCATGCCGTGCTGAAGGCGGAAGCCAAATATCGTCCAGCCCACCGACACCGCCAGCATGAACCCGAGAGAGATGTTGATGGCTCGGTCGTACCACTTGTGATCCTTGTCGTTCGCCTCTTTCACTTCTTTTAGCTGTAGGGCAATGTCCGTTTTCAATGCCTCGGTCTGCGCGGCGAGCTTGTCGTGAACAACCACGTCATCCTTGCCGTGTTGCGTCATGTCCTCCTCAAGGTGGCGCACCGACGCGAAGGCGCGGTCAAGGGCTTGCGACTGGTTATTGTGCTTTTCCTCCAGCACGGCCAGCTTCGACAGTTGGGCGGTGTTCTGCTCGACCACATTCGACAGGCGTTGCACGTTCTCGCACAAGGCGCGAATCTCGGCTTGCAGCGTGGCAAGGGTGGCTTGCGCGTTTTCGGCTTCAGACATTACATTCTCCAAACAGTCCTTCGTTGTTTTCTCTTGCCGGTCATCTTCGCAAGGGCCGGCACTTGTTTTCAGACTGCCGAGGAGGAGATGGCCGCGGCAGTCAGGAAGTCGTTATGCGTATTCCCGGATGCGGATGCAGCCATTTCGGCCGTGCCCGCCATTATTTGCCGTGGCGCCGAGGGCGCCGGAACCTCCGCTGCCGAAACTGTTGGCGGAGTTTCCTGGCGTCGTCGCACCGACGAAGGCCACTGCTACGGCGCTATACAGCGCCGCAGCCCCGCCCGTTCCAGGCACCGCCGTCGCCACTGCCGCAGTGCAAAACGAGGCACCGCCGCCGTCACCTGAGAAAAAATCTATATGGAGGGGGGCGACTCCTGGCATCGCAGAGTTTCCATAGACGGCAGCAGGTATTCCATTTACGTCAGGAGCCCCACCCTGCTTTGAAACAGACGCCGCAGACGATGTCAGGCCGGGGTTTGCGATCCCTGTACTGATGCTGCCGGTCCCGAAAAAATCGGCGGACGTGCCTGCAATCGGGGCGGCCGCCGGCGTGCCGCCTATAGGGGTCGTGAGCGTAATATTTCCCGCTGCAAGCCTGCTCGCCGGAGTGTCAATGACAATTGCGTTGCCGCCAGCTCCACCGCTTCCGGCTGCACCGGCCACCGCGGTGACATTTCCGCCGCCGGCGCCCGGTCCAACCATCTCGATCAATACGCGCGCGGGATTGTTTGTGGCTTTGTTATAGGGCGCGTTGGAGATGGTCTGCGTACCGGATTGAGTTCCGGTGAACACGATGGGTGCGCCGTCCGGTTCTGCCGCCACATAGAAATTGGAACCAGTGGATTTCACTGTGTAGTAAATGGTGCCAGCCACCAGAGGCGAAAGCAACGCTCCGGTCGTAGAGAACACCACCGCCTGGTTATTTGTGAATATAGCGACGGGTAATCCCGATGGGGATACCTGCCCGCCAAGTATCAAGGTCACTTGGTTTGCGGCCGGCGTGGCGTACCAAGTGTCACTGAGCAGCGCCCCGGCCGGCACTGGGTCGCGGATCACCAGGTCCGTGCCGTCGTACTCCACATCTGTCTGCATTCCAGAATAGATTCGTGGAGACCTCTTATTTCCCAGCTGGTCATACTGCTTCAGGGCCTTGTTGCCAAGCCCTGAGATATTCAGGTTGTCGCTACCATTCCCGACGGTATGAAACTTGACACGAAATCTCTGGTTCGCGATATAGCTGCCAAGGGCAGGCGCCGGAGAAAGGGTGAATGACCCGGAAGTTCCTCCGGTCGTGAATGCAGTGTAGGTCTGCGCCTGAATTGCTGCGCCGGAGATCAACTGCAACGCCCAGTTCGTGGTGTCGGCAGAGGGGTCCGTGGTGCCAGCGCCAGCCGTCTTGCGGCGGTAGGTCTGGTAATCAATCGGAGACCAGGTCAGATCGCCGATTCCATAAGTAGTTCCGGTGATCCACTTGGTGACGTTGAATCCGACGACTGTGGCGTTGATCTCCGTCACGAGCGTCTGAAGTGCAGCAACAAACGTATCGCTCTTCCCAACGAAGACATCGGGAGAATCGTTGCGGGAGGGTGCGGCAGGTAACGTAGAGATGGTCATGTCAGTCCTTCTATTTCAAGTGAGCAAATGGAGACTTCCATGTACGCAATCTCAACAGAGAAGTCTTTGTAGAACCCGTATATGATGGTGCTTGAATACTCGTCTGCTCCGATCCACACAATCGGAGTCGCTCTGTAATCTGCGAAGAGTTGGTTAAGAGAATCTACGCGCGCCGCATCAACCCAAACCTGGAATGTTGCCTTCTTGCTGAATGCCCGTTGCAGGATCGTGTAGTTCCCGAAAGGGTCTGTCTGCTTGACGCTGTAGTCCTGAATTCCGAGCTGTGCTCCGTACTGGCTGTTGCCAATAAACTTGGAAAGCCCCACGACAAGCTCACCGCAGCTGACTGTCTGCCCTGCTGCGTTGATGGTTACGCCAATCAATGCTGCGGCATACGGAGGAAGGTCCGTGACTGCGAGCTCCGTGATCCGGATGATCGGCTCAAAGAAGTAGGAATACCAATCCGTGATTCCGAGATTGGAGATTAGGGAATGCGTCGTGTCATACACAACTCCCTCTACGGGGTCTGTTACCGTGACCTCGGCGGAAACGCCATCCAGGTTCAGTAGCACAATGCTGTCTGCCCTGTTCCCGACTGGCATCTGAAGTCCGCAGGAGATCAGGTCCGCGGCACTCGATACATTGACGCTTGCACCGTCGAACATGCGCCACCTGTTATCTGCACCCATATTGACCCACCACAGCGGTGTTTCTAGGGCGGAATCCGCCACTGGGTCGTGACCTATATTCCCAGCCTGAAGAGACTTGTAGATATGATGCGTTGAGAGAACGATTACAGAGTCTCCTGCTGCATACGTCGCCAGGGCGCTGTAGATCCCGTACTCAGTCTCGGGGATGTTGCTGGACGACAGGATTGCATCTGTTACCGCTATAGGCTGAACGATCTTCATTACACGGTCCTCGTCGCTGGGAGGCCATTGCCGTCCCAGCTCTTATGTACCTGTGACATGACACGAAGGTGCTGCGCCATAACCAGTTGCCCGCGGCGGAGGTCGTCGCGCAGGAGCTGCACCTCTCGGACCACCTGCGAGTTATCTAGAAGCCGCCTGCTGTCCGCATTGCTCGCGATCCTGCTAGGGCCGGTGAATTCGACCTCGGGGCCTGATTCTCCGACGACGCGTATTCCTCCATCGAAGGAGCCGCCTGCGGCAAACGCAGGGACGCGTCCGGCCCTGAGGTTGGCGTACCGGTATGCCGCAAGCGTCTTGAACCTGCTCTCGTCGAACGGGTCGAGTGCCTTAGAGACGTTTGCTGCCGCATCCGTGATGCCTGCGAACGCATCCGCTACAGAGATCAAGGTGGCGTACATCCTGCGACCCGATTCAGTCGCCAAGTCTTGGCTTTCAACCAAGGTGCGGAACTGCCCTCGAGTTGTTGGGGCGTCTGCTATCCCTAGAGACCTCAGAGTGCTGGCGATGCTCGCACGCGTATCGGCAGTGCGCTCGGCTTGGCTATGGTATGCGTTGTAATACGAGCCCACGGAGGAGGAGGCATTCGATAAACCTCCCAGCATGCTGACCAGCTGGTCACGGTCCTTCAGGTTCCCTTTGCCAAACACCGCAGTCCCGTCCTTTCCGGACAGTGCGGTTATTTGGTTGGTCAGGTTGAACTCCTGATTCAGCCGCTGTACGGTTGCTGTAAGCGTCTCACCGGTTGCTTGGAACGACTTGAGATTGGGAATCATCTTCATGGCTATTGCCATGCTCAAGTCGTCAAGAGATTTTGTCAGCGCGTCCGCCAGCGACGTGCCGACGCGCGATCCTACCATCTCGCCGTTGCTTCCCGTGAAGGATGCCGAGCCGGGGGTGTTCGACACTAGGTCAGGAAGCTTCAGGCCCATGTTGCTCGCTATGCTTTTGTACCCGGCAAACAACCCTGCTATCGTCGAGCTGATGGATGCCTGCTGCGCTGCGGAAAAGCCGCCACTGCCGTCATACTCGCCACCATCATTGCGGCGTCCCATGTACCCATAGCTGGCACCGCCCTTCGCCGCCAGGCCGGACGCCATGCCCTTGAGATTTACCCAGTATTGATTGGGAGGCCCAGCAGGCTCTGCGTTGTCATTGCCACCACCGAATAGGCCAAGGGCGGATGCAATAGCAATCGCCGCCCCGACATAGGGGATGGCAGATCCTAGGGCGGTCATGCTACCAGCCGCCGCCGTTGTACCAACAGCTTCTGCCGTCCCACCAATGACAGTCCCCATATTCGCCGCGAATACCGTCGGGATCGAACCTGCGGCGCCGGAGACAATTGTTCCCGCCGCAGGAGCTATCATAGAGCCAGCGGTGCTCAGGCCAAGAGCCTGCCCCATCCCCGACATCGCGAAACTGGAGTAGAGACTGCTTCCGCCGGCCAGACTGTACGCGCTGCTCCCCAAGGACAGCATGCTCGTTCCGCTCATACCACCGCCGCCACCGGATGCCGCATCTCCGGCAATTCCCAGGGCACTTCCAATCGCGCCCATGATTGGGCTGACCACTGCCCTCACGCCAATACTGATGATCGAGGACTTCAGCGAGTTCTTGATGCTATCCGTGAAGCTCTGCAAGAACCCCTTGCCCTTATCGAACCCGTGCATCAAGGCATCCGTCAGACTGCGCTCTACGTCATCCGTCAGCCTCTTCCAAGAAGCTTTCGTCTCCTTGATGCCGTCAGCCTGCTTCTGGAGCACAGAGGCTTGTCCAAGCAGCGTGGCCAGCACCTTGCGCTTCTCGATCTCGGCGTCCAGCGTCGTCAGCTTCTCCTGGTAGATCTTCAGCTCGTCTGCGGACAGTATGTTCAATGCGACGACGTTCCTGAACGCCTCAGCTTGGATCTCGAGCTCGCGCGTCCCGGATTCTTCCACCAGCTGCTTCTCAATATCCTTCTGCGCTTGCGTCTTCCCGATCTCGGCGTTGTACAGCTGCTGCGCTGCGATCTTCTTGTCCAGGGCATCAAGCTCGTGCTTGTCCAGCTCCTGCTGCTTCTTCAGTGCATCGTCGAGCGACTTCTTTTTCTCCTCGTCCGTTGCATACCCGCCTTGAAGCTTAATTGCCTCCGCTTCGGCGACCAGCTCCTGTAGCTTGAGTTGATGCTTACGACGCTCACCAGAGATAACGGAGCTGATCGCGGCAAGCTCTGCTTCCTTCACCTGCTCGATCCCGTTCTTACGCAGGTCCAGGTCCAGCTTGTTCTGATCATGCCGCTCTTTGGTGATCGCGCCCATCTTGAGTTCGTGATCGTTGGCCTTCTGCGCTGCGGCAATCGAGATCTCGTTCAGCCTGGACTGCAACTCGATCTGTTCCTGTGCCCGCTGCCGGCCCTTGGTGCCCATGCGGTCCATGAGCTCGTCGATCTGCTTCTGCACCGTGACGGATGCCTGCATGGCGACGTCAGCGTCGGCCCCTATCCGCACGGTATCAGCGATTGCCTTCATCTGATTCTGCAAGGTGGCAAGGCGACCTTGATCCGATGCAGCGACCAGCTTGCGGTTGGCTAGGTCTGCGTCGTTCAGCTTGCTCTGCTCTTCGCGCTCTTTGGTCTGAATGCCGAGAATCGCCAGCTCGCCCTTCAGAAGCTCGAGCTTTTCCTCTGCCATCTTGATGACGCCAGGGTCAATCCCAAGTTTCCGGGAGCTCTCTATGGAGCGTTCCTGCGCGGCGATTACCTCCTGCAAGGAGTGGGTTCCCATCAGGATTTTCCCAAGCTCGGTGTCGGCCTCACTGATGGCGCTTTTCCACCAGCGATAGGTGAATGCCAAGAGGCCGACCTCTTCCTTGTGCTTGTTGGTCCAGGTGCTGAGCTTCTCTCCCAGCAGCAGTTGGGCCTCACCCTGCCTGCCTTGCTCCTGCATCGCGACGATCAGGTCGTATTCCGCAAGCGTCAGGTCGTGCGTCGACTTGGCGAAAGACTCTGCGCCCTTCTTAGGGTCTTCAAACATCTTCGTCAGGTGCTCCGCCGCCTTCTCTGCGGTCTGTCCGGTGATCCGGGCATAGTCAAGTGTCAGCCCCGATAGTTTTTCGAGTGCCTCGCCTCCTATCTGCCCGCTGGCCGCGTAGCCAGCCACGATCTTGTTCGCGGCATTGTTGCCAATCTCACCGCTGCTGGCCATGCTGCTGGCCATCGCATCCAACTGACCAGCAGTCTTCCCGGCGTAGTTGCCACTGACGTATAGGGAATTGCCCAGAAGTTCCTGGTTGTGGTGGGCGTCGTATGCCGCCTTGCCGAGCACTCCCACGCCCACAGCAACCGCCAGCACCCCCGCCAGCACGGGCGCCAATCCTGCTGCGAAGAAGTTCGAGTGTGCCAGCATGCTCATGAAGGTTCCTGGAATCCTGCTCAGGTTCCCGTTCATTGCTTCGTGCCCTAGGACCATCAACTCGCGCGATGCGTAGCTGGCCGACATGCTGAACTTGGTGGTGGCGCTCGCGGCGTTTTCCATCAGGGTCTTGGTGCTGGCAATTTCCTTGTTCAGTGCCGCGTAGGTTTTGTCCAATGCCGCATCAGAGGTGGATCCTACGGCATTGTTGGCCACGGCCTTGTTCAAGGCGATGAACTCCGACTCAAGGGAGCGGAGCTTGGTGCCAAGCGGGTCGTATTTGTTCAGTAGTTTCTGTACGTTGTCGGCCACCTCGTTGGCAGAGGTCGCCTGCTGCTTCATGCTGGCAGCAACGCCGCGCATGTTCTGCATCTGGCGCTCGGTGGAGCTGCTGTTGCGATCAGATGCCTCGCTCAGCCGATCCAACGACTTGGCCGCAGCGTCGACGCTAGTCGCATCAACGCTCAGTCCTAGAGAGGCAATATCTGCGGCGCCGGAGTCACTCATCTTGCTGTACCTTTTTTAGGGTTGAGCATCATGCCGTCCAACGTCCTAAGGGCTCGAACCTCGAGTGCGGTTGGACGGACCCCGGTAAGCGAGGACCAGTACCAAATATCCGCATACGTAATAGGCATCGACGCCAACTCCCCTTTTGACCTTGCAGCATTCAACTCTTCGAACCACGTCCAAACGTGGGATATTTCTTCGGGGCACTCTGGGACCTCAAGCAGCTCTGGCTTCTCACCGGTTTGCCGCCATAGCGACTTGAGGTGAGCTCGCAAGGTTGAACCATCCTCCTGCTTGGTTGCCAGGAGGAAGATTCGCTCTGCGAATTTGCAGAGCTGCGAGATCAGCCCTTCATAAAATTTCCCAGGTCTGCGGATGCATCCAGGACTTGCGCCCGAATCAGCGGGTTGATCGTGCAGAGGCGCACCGCATTGTCGAAGGTGCATTCTTCCGAGATGCCCCGCCAGCCCGTGATCCTGATCGCAGCAGACTCGATCCCGAACTGCTGATCGGTCTCAACCAGCCGCTGAATCTCCTTGCCGCGTCGGCGAGCCATATCCTCGTCACGGCGGAGCTTGTTCAGCCTCTTGCGAATCCACTCCTGCACCTGTTCGGACTGCTCTCCGATTACAGTGAAGAAGCGCCCACTGCCTTTTCCGTCAGGTCCGATGTACTCGAACTCGAACCCGGCATCGCAGGCTTGTACGGCATTGAGGGCGTCGATTGACACCGGCTGGTCTTGATTCATGGTGATCTCCTTGGGTTGAGGGTGCGCTGCGAGTTAAGCGGCGCTGTCTTGGAACGAAATGATCGTTTGGTCGTTTGCCAGCGCGGCGCCGCCTGCTGAGTCAATCTCGGCATTGAAGTTGTAGGTGCGGATAATGCCCTTCTCGCCATCGTCCGGAGTGTCCGTTGCGATCTTGACGCGAGTCATGCTGAGGGCGATGAAGTCGCTGGTGGCAGTATTGTCGCAGGTAGCGACCGCACCGATGCCAATGTTCGTCTCGTTGCTCAGCAGAAGCATAAGGGTAGAGTCGGTGAAATATGCCTGAAACTGCCCGGACACTTCGACCTTACCGCGAGACACGTTCGGGCCGGCATTGGTGCCGATCACGGGGCCGTCGACGCTGGTGTTGGCCTTGACATTGACCGTGAGGCCGGTGATCGTTGTTTGCAGCGCACCATTGACGGAAATGGAGCCGCGCACTGCGCTGAGAATTTCCGTGGTGGTCTCAGCTGTCGGGGTAGTCAGCACCTGTGCGGCGGTCACGCTCTCGCTGAGGCCGTTCAAGTCAAAATCGACTGTTACGTTGCCGCTGGCAGGGATGCCGATTGACATTGCATCCACCTTGACGTCGCCATACAGCTCGGAGACGACCGGCGACAGATCGGGATGCCAATTCTCGACGGTGAAGATGTCGTCGGTGTGCCCGGTCAGCGGGACCAGCGTCTTCTTGCCGACAACGGTGCCAGTGACGGAGTCGCCCGACGCCTTGGCACCAACTGCAACGCCATCCAGTGCCAGCACAGTCATGACGGTTGCGCTCAGGCTGGTAATCCAGAAGTTGTGAGCATTGTTCGGAACGCCCGTCGTGGCCCAGCCAGCCCAGCGCACAACGTCGAACTGCTTGAAGCCGTCCGACAGGTACGAACCTGCCGATCGCGTGAACGTCCCTGCGGCGCCGGAAGTAACCGCAGCAGTCACCGTCGCGATGGCACCGGTCGCCGCCCCGGCCGCGAAGTCCTTGCGGCATACCGCCGCCATCCACAGCTTGAAGGTGCCAGGGGAGAGAAGACCGGAGTGCTTCCCGGTCACTGTTCCCATGCCATAGCGCGCGCCTGTCGATTGCTGGTGGCTGACGATCTCGTCGGACTTGTATTCCGCCTTCTTCTGCTCCCATATGGAGGTGCGGCGGCGGAGGACCTGCCCGCCGGAGCCCGAGGCCAGCGAGCCGAGGGACACCTGCTTCTTGATAACGAGTTGCTTCTTGATTCCTTGCGCGGTGAGCGGCATGGCAGTTCCTTTCAGTGATTATTGCGTTACGTTGGAGTAGAACCGAATTCGCACCGGGGTGACCCACCTATCGCCATCGACTGACCCCGGTGCTATTTCAGCGGTCTTGTCGATAGTGACCTGAACGCCATTGCTGCCAGCGAAGGTTGTGCCGCGCTTGAAATAGGCGCGCAGCAGTGCCGCGAAGGCCAGGCTCTGGCCCTTGCCGACTTGAAGAGGATAGTTGAGACGGACGAGGAAGACGCCCTGCTCTCGGTACGCACCCTGCGACCCAAGCTCAAGGTCCGAGGGTTGTGCCAGCAGTAGATTCGCCTCGCAGTACGGAACCCCTGCCGTAGGGGTGTAGGCAGTGTTCTCGGAAGCAATCGCAATGACCTGCGGCATCGCAGCCAGTGCGGCCTCAAGCGTGCTCCCAACATCAACGACATTGCTGCTCATTCCCTGCCTCCGGTTGCGGCCCGTACTATGTCCTGAAACTCGACAACGGTCAGCGCCACCATTCCCTGCGGCGCCTGCTTGGACCACCCGTTCTCCAAGCGTTGTGCATACGGAAGATTATTGACGAGATAGTGCATGTTGGCAGGCTCAGCCTCGAGAACCCCCTTGGTGATCCGCGAGATGCTGATCGCGCCCGACGGATCGATATCGTCCAGCCTCTGCATCGGCACAGACTGCTGGCCAAGGTTTCCATACTGCCAGTTCCCGCGAAAGCGACCTCCCACGTACCCTGCGGGAGGTTTGCGGCGTGCGCCCGTGCGCTGAGCGCCGGATCCTGCATCCGCAGTGTCGTAGAGCGAATCCCAGAGATCAGGGTTCCCCACCGGAGACTTCTCCACCAGTCGGGTTCCAAGGTCAATGAGCACTTTCCGAACAACGAGGTCCGTGCGCCCCTTCGCCTTCTTGCACCACTCGCGGATATCAAGGTGAAAACTCATGCCCGCAATTGAAGCTCGTAAAGGACGGGCGTGATGCCGTCTGGGGCGATCGTCTTAACTGCCTTGATCGCGTACTCTACCGCACCGACTACAACCCTATCGCTCAAGGTTGGTGCCGCACCTTCAGCCCCCATGATGCAGAGGCGGTCGGAGTCTTGGATCAGCCCGCCCGATGCCAAGACGTCGCCCGACTTGTAGGCAATCACGACGGCCACTCGGGAGGAGTTGGAGACGGTCGGAGCTGCGGCCATGGTTGCCGGGTTGTACGTACCGCCGGAATAGGAGCGCAGCGTTACGGCGCTCCCATAGGTGGTCAGCATCCTGAGTGTGGATGCCGCCAGCCGGACGTACAACGCGTTGCTCATGGTTACTGATCCGCGCCGAAGTCGATCGGTGCCGGAGCATCCTGAACGGGCGCGTCCTCCTCAGCGGGCTTTTCCTGCGCCGCAGGGGGCCAGGTGGTGCTGAACCCGTAGCGAGCGACGCGGGCATCCGCCTCGGCGTCATCCAGATCGTACGCTACACCTCGATCGTCATACACAGTTTTCATGGTTTGCTCCGGTGGGTTATTTACAGAGTTCAAGTGCCTGCGATTCCGTGAAACCTTCCTTGAGCAGTGCCTCATACTTGGATCGAGTCATTGCCGCAAGTGCCGCTTGCGCTTCGCAGTAGAACGCAAGGTTGTGTTGGATCTGCCGTATGGCATCCAAGGCCGGGTTCTTCTCCCTGCCGCCTTGGATCCCTACGAGCTTGTTATCAGCGCCGCTCATGACCGCCCTACCGGGACTGAGCACCCCACGGACGTGAGGTACCTCGCGACCAGCATATCCACAGACCTGTACCGCTTGTACTGCGGAGAGCTTTGCTCGTACGTGACAGAGATGGGGCCTACAGTCTCGCTCGACACTGCGCGCTCGAGGTCGGCATTCAGCTCGCCCGATGCGGCCCGCAGGGCAAGCTCTGCACAGGCACGCTGCACCTCTACTGGCACGATGCCGTCAGGTATGAGGTACGGATACGCCCCGGAGCTTCCGGTCAGCGCAGGCTCGGCATAGACAAAGGCGCGCGGCCAGTCCAGTGCCTGCGTCGCCTTCATGCGAACCCCCTTCCACGCGTCGCGGTAGGTCTGTAGCATGTAGTCCGTGGCCTTGCGAAGCGCCGCTTCCTTTTCACCGACTGCATCCCAGGCAACGTTTGCTCGTGCCGCATGGTAGGTGTCGGCATCGGCCACGCTGATGTAAGACTCTGCATCTAACTTGGCGGTTCCATCTTCAACTACAAGTGCCATTTCAACCTCCCGCTGTTAAGTTCAAGCAGCGCGCGCCACAGTTGGCTGTATCACTAGGGTGTCTGTGCCGCCTGCTGTTACGCACTGATCCCCTCCGATGCCGTCGTCTGTCCATAGCGACACAGCATAACTGCCCGCAGGGAGCAGCGCAAAGTCCGCAGAGAGCATATTGATTGTTCCAGATATAGCCCCTGCATTCTGCACAGTGATCGTTATATCGGCCGAACTGCCTGGAAGACCTCCCACCTTGCGAAGAAGTCGCTGCCCGTTAGCGGCCCTGGCCACGGACCAAGTGACTCGCTTGCCGGCCAGCCCGTTGGCAGCGTCGGTGATCGAAAAGGGGATCGCTACCAGTTCGCCGCGATCGATGGTGATGGTGCTCATGCCGTTACCCCACTACGCCGATGGCGCCGACAGGTTGCGAAAGCGCGCCGATGGCCGACGCGCTGGGACTGTAGATTTCGTAGGTGCTTGTCGCATCCGGCATCACGAGCCACGGCCGGTCGATCTGCACGCCGACGGCGGCGTTGGCGACGGTCTGAATGTATTCGTCGGGGGCGCTGCCGACGTTGAGTTGCGCGCCGAACATCAGCAGGCCGTGGCCAATGCTCGTAGCGTTGTAGAAGCCGCCACTGGTGGTCATCAACTCGAAGTTTATATTCGGCGTATTCCCCCCGGATTTAGTGTCATAGGCTGACCACGTCCGATACCATCCCGGCTCCTGCGCAGGAGTTATGCCGTAAGCGATTGCTGATTCTCCTGCGTGCGCGATGCTGGTCATAGCCCCTGTCAGCAGGTTGAATCGGACACCTGGGAAATTGCCCGCCTTGCTCTTGAAGACATGAAAGACTGCTGGCACTTGATCCGCTTTGGCGTAGGCAGACCAGCAATACGCAGTGGTGTCGGCCAGTCCGCTGATGCTATAGATCGTCTGCCGTTGAAGAGCCCCGGTTGTCGAACACTGGAGCCTGCTAACCGTGCCCGCAACACCGGATGGCGTGTTCGCTGCGACTTGGGCAACGTCAATATCGGCGTTATTGAACTGTGCCCAAGGTCTTGACGATCCGGCCTCGGCGGTGTTGCGCTGGTCCTCCGAGTACTTCAGCAAGTTTTTCCGGCTCGCCAGAATCGTTCGCTCCTGCCCCGCCCCGGCGCCGCCGGTGATGCGGACGCAATACCACTTGTAGGCGTCCGTTGTGGCGTCGGCGGATGCGGCCAACGTCAGCGAGCCATACGCCGCGCCTTGCGCGGTGCCGGTATGCACCGGCGGAATGACTCCGCCGGGCTGGGTCAGGGTGCCGATTGCGGCCATGATTGCAGCAAGTGCGAGTGGCGTTGTGCTACTTGCCGGACTTCTTGGGCGCGGCCTTGGTTGCGGCCTTCCGAACGACGACATCCTCGACCTCTGCGGCCTTCGCAGCGGCCTCGGCCATCTGCTCTTCGGTCGGCGGTTCGGATTGGTACTGGCCGCTGGCCAGCATCTCGTTGGCGTCGACAGGCTCGCGCTCGAATGCCTCACCTGTGGCCGTATGGTAGATCGTTTTCATTGCGTTGTCTCCTAAGGGTTGGGTTTGCGGGAGACGGGGCACAGAGGCCCCGCTCTTCTGCACTGCTGCTACGTGGTGCTCAGTTCGGTCCGAGGTTGGCCCAGTTGATGGTGATCGTGCCAGACCACGTCATGGTGCCGTCGTTGGTGTTGGTCGCGATCTTGTTGTTGAGGAACATCTTCTTCGCAGTGGCGGAGCCGTCGAACTTAGCTTCGGCCGCCAATAGCACCTTGACGGCGGCGGCTGCAACGTTGATAGTGGTGGAGGACGTGTAGGCGGTATCAGCCCCAAGATCCACCTTGGTCGTGCTGTGCGTACCGTCGTCCGTCACCGTGCCGAGGGATACCGCGCCCGTGGTGCCGGTCGTGATGGTCGATGCAAGGGTGCTGGTGGTGGTCGGAGCCAGCGACGATGCAACTCCCTGCACGTTGATACGGCCCAGCGGGAAGTCGAATATCTCGGTTCCCACCCACTCCGATGCGCCATTGACGATGGTCTGCGGCAGGTTGGTGAGGGTCAGGGTGGTCTGATGAAAGACGCCCGAGGGATCACCCTTCTCCACCGCCGTGATGTAGGGCTTCATCGCATCGGGAATGAATCCCAATCCCAGCTGCGATGCGTCCAGATCAACGTTCTGCAAGCTAACCGCCGCCGCATTTACTGCCGACACCGGAACCTGCGCTTGTACGATTCTCATGCTTCTTCCTTTCGTTCAGTTGAGAGCACCCCGGGGAACTTCCCCCGGGATATTCGTCAGGCGCGGTTACTGGTCCTTGGCGGCAACGAATGCCGAATAGTTGATGCCCGTTGCAATCGTGCCGACCACGACCGTGCGGATGCGGATGTAGCGGTACGTGGTGCCATTGCGCTCGTTGCGGAACGAGAGGACGTAGCGGCCGATGGCATCGTTGGCGCCGATGCCCAGGACGCCAGCAGCGCCGCGAGCAGAGCCTGCGGCACCGAGCGTCATGCAGGCAAGCGGCCGGATGTTGGCAGCAGTGCCGAAGGCGGCGTCGGGGGAGCCCTGGACGATGATCTCGTAGCTCTCGTCGTTGGTATCGACTTCGAGGGCCGTGACATCCACGACAAGGTCAGTGTCGATCTTGCCGTTGCCGAGGTCCAGGATGATCGAGCCGTTGGCGGTGGCGGCGACCAACGCTGCTGCCTTGAGCTTCAGCGCGTCGTCGTACGTGTATTGCGAGTGAAGGTTTGCCATGATGCTGCTTCCTTTCGTGATGTGGGGGTTTGTTCAGTGGCGCTGGCTTACGCCATTACACCACGACTGCTGCGTCTGCGATCGACCATATGCGGGTCGCTGCGCGGCCGTTGAAGACGCCGAAGCCGTTGTACCACTCGACGCGGGTGCGAAACACAGGCGAGGTTTGCAGCTCACCAAGGTCACGCACGTCGATGCCGCCGTTCTGCAAGCCGCTCAGCATGCCATCGCCGAAGCTGACGACATAGAGCGACGTGGCAGTGGCGGCCGCGCTGACGTTGTTGCTGACTTCGGTGAAGCCCAGGATCGCCGAGCTGGCGTTGTCCAGGTCGCAGATCAGGATCGGCAGGTCGTTGTACATCGTGACCTGGCGCCCGAACGCATCCTTCTGATACGTGATGAAGCCGCCGATCGTGTAGGTGCGCGCTGCGATTGTCAAGCGGCGGCGCATCGCCTTGGACATAATCAGATGCGTCGGGTTCAGCGTCTGGTCGATCGCTTGGTCCAGGATGGCCAGAGACAGCGCATCACCGCCGTTGGTCGTGCCTGCGGCGATCTTCTGGTTGCCGGTGATACGGACTTGCAGGCCGTCGAACTCGCGCGGATCGGACTGGTTGTCGCCCTTGATGAACTTCTTGGTCCAGGCAAGCGACAGGGCGCGCACCTTCATCGCCTCATGCGTGCTGCGCTGGGCCATGCCCATCGTATCGACAATGAACTTGTCGACGTCGAGGTCGCCGCCGGCAATCACCAGGGCCTCGGTCAGCGGGTTCAAGACCCCGGTGCTGGCCGTGTATGCCTCGTTGACGCCTCGGAAGCCGATGCCAGGCAGGGCATCCTCGCGGTTGTACTTCAGCGCGTTGCCGGGGATCGTATCGAAGGGCAGGTTCATCAGGATATCGCTCGAGCCCGCATACAGCTCGATGATGGCCTGGCGAACGACGTCGCCGGTCTCCATCTTCGCCGCCTCGACGAGGGTCATCCCCGTCAGCAGCATTCCCTGGCGATTCAGGTGGGTCGTCAGCTTGACGTATGCAAGCTCTGCAACGCCGACGAAGAACCCGACGATGGTCGCGAGAAACACGACCGCTTTGTATTGCAGGATTTGACGCATGGTAGTTCCTTTCGTGAGTGATGGTCAGTTTGTGCTGCGCTCTGTTGCTGTGTGGTGCATGACCGTCCCGGTCAGAAGCTACGATGCGTCACAATCCCTGTGGCGCGGTTACTGCCTGAATCAACGCCGCCCAGCGGCTTGCCTTTCGCGTGCTGCCGCCATACGGGCTGCGGGCGGAAGGTGCGACAAGTCCTTCCCGTTGCCGCCACTTCCCTTGCCATTGCCGCCACCGCCACCGCCACTGCTCCCAGCGGGGAACCAGTGCGGTGCAGTTTCCTTCATGCCCTCGAGCCACTCGCTGGGGCTGAAGGGCGTCTTGCCATCCTTGCCGAGTACCGGGGCGCCGTCTGCCCCCAGCTGGATGGCATCGCCATCGTCGCCGAGGGTGAACATGCTGCGCGCACGGAAGAGGGCATCTTCAATGGCATGTTGATGCAGACCTGCCTTGGTAGCGGCCTGCCGAATATGGTTGTCGAGTACGCGCTGGCTGAACTTCGCGGCACGGGCGTCCGCGGCTTTCGCAGCGGCCTGTGCGTCGGCGATCTGGCGTGCGCTCTCTGCCTTGAACTTCTCGGTACGCTTGGCAATGACTTCGTCGATCTTGCCTGCTGCAATCAACGCGGCCTCGCCGTCGTTCTCGAGCCTGGTCATCATCTCGCGCACCTTGGCGGGATCAATGCCCTCGAACCGCTGCTCAATTTCCTTGGCGATGCGCTTGGCTTCCTTGGCAGCGTCGCGTTCCTTCTGCAAGGCAGTCTTCAGGCCAGAGGTATCTTCCAGCCCATCAACGTCGAGGTGGAATTTCCCGTCCTTCTCAACGTACAGCGCGCGGGCCGTCTCAGCTACCGCGTCGAGCTTATCAACTACAAGTGCCAATCCCATGATCTATCCTTCCCGGATTATGTTGGACGCATCTCGCGTCATTTCACGTACTTCGCCTTCAACTCCGCCAACGTCAGCGGGTTGCCCTTCAGGTCAAGCAGTTGTGGCAGGGTGATCGTGCCGTCCCGCCATAGCTGTGCTCTTCCTTTGCCTAGCATCTCATCCTGAAATGCCTTGCCCTTGCGCTCGAGAAATGCCTCGAACGTCGTACTCGCCGCCACCTGCCCGTCCATGCTTGCGCGAGTGGATTCGGGAACCTCGCTGGCGTCGATACCAAGTTCTTGGAACGTCTTGGTCTTTGGCACCAAGATTGAGCGGCAGTTCCAGTGCCGCGGTGGCCCACCGTTGAAGGGGAGCTTCGTGCCCTCGATCGGGTTCCCTTCCAAGTCCCATTCGGCCCCGGAGTACGCCATGCAGATTGTCGTGGTGTGGCTATCAAGCGTGCTTAACTGCTGCACACCGTCAATGATGTCGGCGTGGGCGCGGAAGAACTCGAGACGCGCCACGTTCGCTACCGTCTGCACGGAGGTCTGCACGAGTGCAGCCGCATTGGCGCGGCCGATGTCGATAACCTGCCGCACGTCTGCGATGATCGTGGCGTTGGTCTTCCCCTGGATGATTCCCTGCCGCACGGCATTGGAGAACTTGAACGCCAGCTCCTCAGACTGCTTGGCCCACCACTCCTTCGACGGAGCACCTTCGATCATGATATCGGAGAGGGCTGTGGCGAACTGCGTAAGGGGGGCAAGTGCCGCACCAAACCCTACGTCAATGAACGCCGCCCTCACGACTGCCTGCTGGACTTGCGACAAGCCCGCCAGTGCCTCTTCCGCAGTCGCGCTGATGTCTGCGTAATACTGCTGCACGACAGCCCGTGCCGAGGCGATTAGATAGTCTGCGGCCGACTTGCTGTACTCGGTCAGCGTTCCCGTCGAGATGCGTGCGGTCAGCTCCTGCTCTAGTGCCTTGAGCGCCCGCAGAGCATCCTGGCGCATGCTGGCATTCAACCGGAGCAAGTCCAGGTTGTGCGACAGCAGGTCGTCAGCGATCTTCAGCTCTGCGGCGGATAGTGCCACGATCATGCTCCTTTCAGATGCGGTGAATTTGGTGCCGCCAAGCATGTGTCGGCTTATGCGGCATATCATCCCAGCGAACCATAACGGCACCATGCACAGCGCCGTGGCCGGGCGGGTACTCCTGCCCAACAGGCCATTCAATCACAGTTCCTATGCGGTGCGTCCTCTTCGATTGGATGCGCTCACCGGGGCGATACGTATCGGCCTGCTCAAATGCAGTTGGCGAAAGAGTCTCAGCCATTACGCAGCTCCCGCGGCAGGAGGTGCGGCAGGGGCAGGCCCGGTGATCAACTGGTCGTTGATGCGAACCTCTTCAGCTTCGAAGGTTGTGCCCTCGGAGATGATCTGCCCTGCCTGCAAGTTGTCGAACAAGGTCTGCTTGCTGATTGCCCCCTGCTGCCACGACATCACCAGTGCTGTTAGATCCTGCGCGGACATGGGCGCAGGGAAGAAGTCTCGGTTCAGCGCAACCATCACGGTGCCGCTGCCGCCAGCCCAGTTGCTGAACGTCTGCAATGCAGCAGTCAAGCCCAGCGAGATTGCCTGGGCGATGCCTGCAAGGAGGCTGTTCTCTCCTGCTCGGTGGATTCCAGCGACCTCTGCGCTCTCGACGCCCTTCTTCTGCGCCTCGAGCATGCGCGCCCCGAGGACTGCCATCTGGGCTTCCTTGCGCTCGAGATTGGCCTGTAGCGATCCGAGACCCGCACCGCTGAACTCGAGGAACCCTACCTTCACCTCGGGGCCTGGGAAGATCATCATCTTCTGCGATCCCAGGTAGATTTTCTCGCCCTCGGTTTTCGTATAGCCCGTGATGTACCCGGTCGGCAGGCCCGTGAAGTGGCACCCGTGCTCGTAGTCCGCCGTGACGCGGTAGTGCGACAGGTTGAGATCTACCAAGTCGATCATGGGCGGATCGTCGGGCGTAACGCCGGTGTCGTCTGCCGACAGGAAGTAGAACGGGATGAAGTCCAGCTTCGCGCCGCTCATCGTCGGGAATACGTCCTGGCCGATCTGCGTATCTGCCTTGGTCTGCTCGTCGCACTTGAAGACTCGGATGCGGTAGGTCATGCCCTTCTCGCCTCGAACGAGGTCCAGCACCCGATAGCGGGTCTCGCAGGTACTCTCGAACTCATCCTTCGGCGTCTCGCACTCTTCCTCGAGCACGACCATCGTCAGCACGCGGCGGTTGGCGATGACTGCCTGCTTCCAGTTGATGATGTTCTCGGCGCGATACACCGCCATCGTCGGCCGCAGGTTCAGCGCCGCGGCATCCGCCTTGGTCAAGGTAGCGGCATCAACTTCCGGATAATCCACCAGCACGCCGGTACGCCCAACCATCAGGCACTCCTCGACCACCTCGCGGGCGAAGATGCCGAGGGGTTGGCCGTCCTCCGTAACCGTGTCCAGCAGTGCTTCCGTAACGGAAGGGCAATCGATCTTCGGCGGCTTGCGGAACAGCATGCCAGAGAGACCGGACAAGGTGCGCCACGTCGCGTTGAAGAACACAGCGCGGTCACGATACGCCTTGTAGTCGTCTTGGCTCTGATCCTTGAGCTTGGGCAGATAGTCTGTGCCAGCAGCATGCACGGAGTCCTGGCCTTCGGCGGCATGGCGGCACCTCTTCCACTTCGGAAGATAGGAGTCATACTGCGGGTGGGTGGAGCGGACGCTCATTTCTTCCCCTTGCCTACAACTCGGCTCAGCTTGATCTGCTTCGACGCCTTGGTCGTGGTGCTCGTTGCTTTCCTGGCTGCATTGCGAAGCCGGGTGCTGGCCGCAGCGTTGCTGGCAGCATCATGAATCCGGTACTCGCTGATCGGAAGCTTCGTCCCGTTCGCCAAGGTGCCAGGCCCGCGACGGAGCTCGCGCAGTCTGCGGGCGAGATCCTTCCGACCGCCCTTCGAGGTATCGGCGGACAGGTTACGCTCCCAGCCCTTCTGCGCGAACTGCTTCTTGTACTGCGCGTGCGCCTGTCGCGTCATTGCCGCTGCGCGGCGTGCTGCTTCTCCCCATGCCACGTTATGTGCCCCCCATTTCAACTCGGTGCATGACCTGCGGAATGATCGGGAACTTCTTGGCGATGTAGTAGCCAAGCCCGTCGGATATGTGCGTGAGCATCGGCGTCGCCTTCTTGTCGAGCTCGCCGCTGCCGCCCTTCAATAGCACAACGCCGTCCAAGTCCTTCACGACGTGCGGTGCCTTCACTGGATCCACGAGCATGCGGATCTCGCCGCTGGCAGACTGCAAGCGGGTGTTCATTGCATTGATGCGGCTGCGCTCGGTTGGGTTGCTAGCAGGTACATCGTACGTGATCCTGCCGCCGAAGACTGGGTTCAGCTCTGCCTTGATGAGATCCCAGTCGCTGCCCTGCACCTTCGCTGTGCCCCGGGCGCCGCCTGTCGCATCGCCGTAACACGTCACCTTGCCTGCGTGCTTGCCCCAGTCCTGCACCAGCTTGCGGCATACCGCGGGCGTGTTGCTGTTGCGCTCGATATAGACCTCGGCGATGACGCCCGTGCCATAGATCGGCTTGTCCAGCAGCAGGACGCCCTTGTCGTCGCGGTGATACTGCCCAGGCAGGTTCTGCTCTTGGCAGACTGCACAGACGCCTGGATCTACGTTGAAGTCGAAGCAGAAGATCAGCTCGCGCTTGGGATCATACTTCAAGGGCTTCGTGTGCTTCTCAACGATGAATACGTAGTACGCGCGGCCCTCGAAGTTGATGAAGCTTCCCTCGTACTCCTGCTGGAACGTCAGCGGGTCAAGGTCACGGCGTGCCTGCTCGATCTCCTCGGCATCAAGGATGTCGGCGGACTTCCAGTGGTAGCGTCCCCACGGCGACTTGGGTCCCAGCTCCTTGAACTGCGCTTGTGCAGACAGGTCGAGATCATAGTAGTGGTTGCGGCCCTCGGGTACGCCGATCAGGTCGCACCAGCCCTTACGGTCGGATAGTGCAGGACGGATGTTGGCGCCCCAGACTTCCTTCTTCGCATTGCCGATCTCATCGACGACGCCGCCATCCCACGGTTGCCCTTCCATCCGCGCTGCAACGTCGAGCCCGACAACCCATATCTGTGCGCCGTTGATCAGCGGCAGCATCAAGTCGGATTCGGACGGGACGCCAGCGAGCAGGTGCTTCGGTGCCAGGGCCTTCAGGTCTTCCCAGAAGATGCGCTTGGCTTGGTCACGCGTAGGTGCGCCCGCGAAGAAGCGCGGCTTCCACGCCGTCGTGGCTGCGAGTCCGCGCTTGATCAGCTTGCGCTTGGCCAGCTCAGTCTTCCCGCTACGGCGTCCGCTCGGCACCGTGTTGAAGCGGTGCGGGCTGTGCCAGTACGCCTGCTGGACCGGATGTGGTCGCAGAGAAGTCCAACGGGGAGTGAGTGCAGCAGTGGTCACGGTGTGTTACTTGCGGCGACCGGCCGTGGCCTTCGCACCCTTCGCAGGTTGTTTGGCTCTCGCCCTGCGCGTTGCTGCTGCTTTGGCTCTTGCTTCATCTGTCCATGCCATGATCAGTCCTCAAGAAGTTTCACCCGCTTACGGGCTGGGGGTGCTTCACCTTCCGTTACTGCATTGAGCGCGGCAAGCGTCTCGCGTATCTGCGCTGCTGAATCGTCTGCTGCTGGTGCAGTCTCTACCTTGATCGGCATCTTGCTCCTCACGTAGGGCGCCACCTGCATCGCGGCCCACTTCCTGTTGCTCAGTCCGTACGACGGGTCTGACAGCATCTCAAGCATGAACTCGATGGGATCCAGCTTCGCGTACTTCGGATTCGCCATCATTGCCTCTCGCAAGATGGTCCGCTTGTGCTTGTATCCCGGTTTCGGTCCTGCTGGGTTGCCGCCAACTCCCTTCTTGAACATGCCTGCATGAATCTTCCTTCCCATGGCATCCCACCATATCTGTGCTGAGTTGATCGCAGTGTTATCTAGCACCCGTCACGGGCTGCTCTGCTTGTTCGGCGCGGAGCATAGCTATTGAGCTGGGAAAGTCAATACCGGCAGGGTTGGGCTGGGTTTTCCTTTGACGTGGCAGGCTCAAAACGCTCGTTTGCGGGCATTTATGTAGAGCCCAGCTGGTAGGGTAGCGGCCCCGTACATAATTATCGCGCTATGAGGCTCTTTTACGTACAATACCATACCGCCCTGCATGGTTATAGGGTCAAAAAAAAGCCCCGCCGGTGAGGGCGGGGCAAAGCAGCGGGGAAGGAGGAGGAAAACCCCGCTGGTGGTGCTAGGTGCTATCGAGCAGTCCTCGGCGACGTGGTGCTGGTTGCGGAGGTACATACGTCGTCGAGAAGTGCCGTAGAAGATAGTCCGCCTTCGACTGGACCCAGTGATCTGCGGGAAGGTGGTATCCGGTGCTGGCATCCCACCCGTCGAATGCGGCGTCGTAGCAATTTATCTTCGCGGTGTGTTGTGCTTGCAGTGCCACCAGTTCGTCTGCACGTCGCTGCCACTCGTGGTCGCTGATGAGGCTTTCGTTCATCGTGTAGTAGATGTACGAATGGACGAGCATGTTCAGGCGTAGCTGGCGGATGCGTTCCACCGTTGTCTGGCGGCGGCTTACCACAGCTCTGCTGCCGCCTCCTGGTTGCGCTTCACGGCCGCTTGGATATCGCGCCACAGTTCCGAGTGCATGACCAGCGCGTCGTCGTTGATGAACATAACGGCGCGGGATGGTACCTCGGTGACCTGGGTTCTCGTTCTCCGCAGTGGGCGCCAGGGCCAGGTGAAAAGTCTTTCGCGCCACGTTCGCGGTATCTCCTCGACGGTGCGCGTCACCATCAACTCGTCGTTCAGATGCACGGGGTGTCCCGCAAAGTACAGCAGTGGTTTATTCATTTCCGTAGCTCCTCTATGATGCACAGCAGGATGGCGTCGGTAGGGCATACGCACGACGGGAACTCTTTGTAGAAGGCGCGGATCGTCGCCTGCTCCGTTGTGCGTATCAGCTTGTGCAGCAGGTCCCGAAGAGGTGCGCGGTATATGCCGTGGTAATCCGCAAGTGCCACGAGGATCTCGAGGCTGCGGTCGGCAGTGATGTGGGCATCTGTCATGCTAGCTCCTTTCGTTTCGATGGTAGAAACTCGGGATACTCATCGAGAACCTTCTCTGCTGCCCGCTTTGCACTGGGCAGGTCGGGGAAGGTGTGGGCAACCTTGAGGAACTTCCGGTCCGAAGAGCCCTGCCTGTAGTCATAGACAATCACCGTCAGCCTGCCATGCTCCTTGCTGGCTGCTTTCCGTAAAGAATAGTTCTCACCGCACTGAATCGACGCAGCAAGCTGGCCGTCCTCATATTCCAGGTACGGCCAGCCCCGGCTCTCGAACGAGCGGTATCTTCCGGTGGGGGCGGGATGAACTTTCCACTTGGTCTTCATTTCACCTCCTTGCACTTGTTCACGAGCTTCAGCAGGCCCGCTGGCGAGTTGCGCTTCCCCAGCACCGTACCGTGTCCGCCGTAGGGCAGTCTGCGGCACAGCAGGTACATATTCACCAGCAGGCCATTGCGAACCTCTTCCTTGACGACCACGTACATGCCGAATGCCTTGGCGATGCGGCACGCCTCGTTGAGGACTTGCGCTTCGTCTTGGATCGTCTTGGGCATTACATCTCCTTTCGCGGTTTCACGGCGGCGGGCGGTATCAGCGGATACGCATACCGCTGGGCACTGCACGAGCCCAAGATGCGAAGCTTCTCTCGATACTGCTCAAGCTCGCGTACCTTTGCCTGTGCGTCGCCCAGGTCGGTGATGTGCTGCGCTAACGCATACGCACCGAGCAGCAGTATCAGCAGCGCCGCGGTGTAGCCGAGGCGAGCCCGTTGCGGGCCGACCTCCCGCGGCTTGTAGTTGAAGATTTGGTGGTTCATGTCTGCCCTCCTACGCTGCGCTGCGGGCGTTCAGTTCCTGCTGCACGCCGCGGCTGTTGATGATGGCCTCGTACCTGGACTGAGGCACTGCACCCGCTCCGTACTGCTTCTCGAGCTTGTCCAGGCAATCGAATATCGACGGATAGCTGGCCTGCCGTCCCAACATAAGCATGTCAGGCCGCGCGTAGATGCTGTACAGCCGATAGTGCTGTTTGTTGGAGCAGCGCACGAGGAACGGGCCGACGTTGAACTCAGTCTGCGGCAGTTGGGCAATGTGCTCGCGCGGGCGGCAGCACATTGGCGCGCTGGACTTCTTCTCGGTTACAGATGCCGCCTCTTTCGGGGCGGGTGCGATGCGAAATGTCTTGCTCATGGTGATACCTCTTTGTAGTTGGTATGGGTTGTGCTGCTTAGTCGCCGACGCCGTAGAACAAGCGGCTGATAACTGCATCGAACTCCAGACGGCGCTGGATCGTCTTCGTGTCGTGCGAGGCGAAGCGGGTGAGGTCGTTGTACAGATCCCACTTGCTGCGCGGGAATCGCGAGCCGTCCAGCACAGGTGCCAGATACTTCGCGGGGAACTTGCCTTGCAGCAGTTCGTGGGCTTGATCATAGTCGATGTCAGTCTCTGCCCATTCCCGCCACAGCTCCTGGATATTGGGAATGTTCTTGACCATGCGCTCCAAGCTGGCATGGATCTCCTCGTCCCGGGCTTCCTCGTCTGCGGTGCCGACGTGCTTTGCCCGGATGCTCCCGAAGGTGGTTCCCATCTTCATGCCGTTGGTGCAGACTAGACGCAGGCCACCGAGACAGGCAAGGAACGGCGAGCTGCGGTCGTAGCTGTTCTCGACGGTGATGGTGATGTCGGTCAGGTCGCCCTTCTTGACTACGATCGGGGCCACAGGGAGCTTGATGGTGGCCATGACCCGGGCGCCGCCTTGCATGCTGCGGACGGTGGGCTCGATAGTCGTATCGCTGAAGTATCCCTGCACTGCCTCTACGACGACGTCCAGTGCCTTGCCGTGGTCGATGACGTGATACTTGTCGCTGACCACGTCGAACACCTTCGTCCGGTTGTGGTTGAACAAGCAGACCTTGGACTTGAACTCCTTCACTTCGCCGAGCTCGGGGAATGCCTGCGTCAGCGGCACTGCGACGACGGGCTTGCGCCACTCGGGGGTGATCAGTTGTGTGCGATTGCTCATGGTAATTCCTTTCAGTTGTTATGGTGACGGTTGTGCTTCTAGAAGAGGTAGTGGTGGCTGAGCTTCAGCAGCTCGGCGGTGGGTTGCTTGAATTCACGGCCGCTCGTGTCGATGCCTGAATAGACAAGGGCCTGCTTTTTACTCGTAGCTTCTACCACCACCACTTCGACAACGTATCTGTCTCGATACGCCAGCTTCGGTTCCCGAGCGATAATGTATAGGCTCATTCCAGCAGCTCCTAGCGCATTGCGGGGAACTCGACGGACTGCAAACCGTCGAGGGCTTCGCTGACGTTGTTGAATACCTCGTCAGCATCGTCTTGGTCGTCTTCCGGAATCTCGAGGTCGTCAGGCATCTCGCTGGGAACGCCACCAAGGCCGCTGATCGCTACCTCGAGCCTCTTGGCGCGGCTCATGTACATGGACTTGGGATACACGACCTGGGAATACGTGATCGCGTAGTCGAGCACTGCCTGCTGGTCGGAGTCTTGTACCTCCTGAAGCTTGTCAATCGCCTCCTCTAGGGCATTGATCGCCTCCTCCAGTGCATCGGCCTTCTCGCCGCTTTGCAGGTTCTCTGGGAGGCTGTCGCGCCAGTTCTCGAGCTCATCCTTCAGCTCCTCTGCAACGGACTGCGCTTCTTCAACTGCACCGAGGACGGTGCTGGTCTGCTGCTGATACTTGCTCATGGTGTTTCCTTTCGATGTAGTTATGTTCCCGGGATGCCGGGTCAGGTGATGCAGTAGTACGCACAGCTGACGCTGTGCGTACTGGTTTAGCACCTGGTTACAAGGTGATCTTGGGGTCGAGGCCGAGTGCAGCGCGCAGTCCGATCAGGACGCCGAAGTGGAATGCAGCCGCGCCGATGTCGTACTCGCTGAAATGCTTGCGAGCCTGGTCTTCGGTGATACCGATTGCCGACAGCCCCTCGGTGACGTGCTTGATCAGCACGGACTCGCGGGTACGCAGTTGGGATTCGGTGAGCACCTTCGCCACCAGTGCCTCCTGCTTCTTCTTGGTCGTCGGGCGGCGCTTGATTGAAGCCACCTCTTCCTTGACGAGCTTCTTGCCTGCCTTGCCTCCCTTTGTCGCCTTCTCGACAAGTTCCTTCTGCTTGGCTTTGTCCTTGCCTGCCTTCTGCGCGATGTCCTTGCCAAGACTCGAGTTGATCGTGCCATCCTTCATTGCGTCCTTGACAGATTCGTCTGCATCAAGAAGACAAAGGGTCCATTTCACATTGGCCTCGCTGCGATGTACCAGCTTGGCGATCTCCTTCACCTTGATGCCGCCGTCGAGCAGCCGCTTGTACGCAGCGGCCTCTTCGAGAGGGAGCAGCGGCTTCTGGTTATTGTCGATCAAGTCCAGGATCAGTGCCTCGGCGTCGGTCACGTCCTTGCCTTCGACGACGACGGGGATACCGTCCTCGAACACGTGGCCCTTCTTCAGCAGGTTCTGCACAGCAGTGAAGCGGCGACCGCCGCGACCGCGAAGCATGAGCTTCCCGTCGTCGGTGCGCTGCACCACGAGCGGCTTGTTCTTGAAGAAGCCGCGAACCTTGATGCTGTTCTCGATCTCGGCAAGGTCGCCCTGGTCGAAGCGCGGGTTGAAGTCAGGTGCCACGACGATGATCGCCGGGTCTACGCACAGGTACTCGGAACGCTTGATGAGGCCGTCGAATTTTGTTGCCATGATGAATCTCCTTGAGTGATGTTGCTATGGGATATATACAGCGTTGTGCAGAACTGCCGCCTGTCGCGCGGCACCTGCTTTACTTCAGGCGTGCTGCGTTACTGCTGCCGCCGGAGACCTGCCGGTTCAGGTTGAGCTTGGATCCGTACTGCTGCCCTGCGCCGAATGCGTTGGCGTCTGCTGCTCGAGCCGCCCTCTTCATCGTACTCAGCGGGCCGTGCTTCTGGGCGATGACCAGTGCGTTCTTTTCGAGCTCGGTGCGGTATAGGGATGCCAGCACCAGCGAAGTGCCTGTGCTAGCCTGCGGCGATGCCTGCTGCTCGGCTTCCTGCTGAATCAGCTTGCAGCGGTGATACACGGCAGTCGCCGCCCCCTTGCAGAAGGCGCGTTCGTACCCGGTGATGTAAGGGTTTTCCTTTGCCTTGCGGCGCGCCTCCCTGTTGATGCTGCCGACGATGTACTTGCTCATCTCGATAGCAGTCACGACGTTCGACTCGCGCCCGACGAAATGATGTACCTGCCGCTTGTCACGGTAGAGGTAAAACAGCGTTTTGCAGAAGTACAAGTTAGCAATCGCTTCGATCAGATACCGTGCCCAGGGATGCGGGCTGATCTGTGCGCTGTCCTCGACGCGAGGCTCGGTCTCGATCTCGGCATCGCCGAGGCTGAGGTTGTACTTCGCAAGTGCCGCATGTGCCATGCGTAGCGCATTGTCGCGCTCGCCTTCGGTTGCGGCTTCGTTGTTGGCCAGTGCCAGCATCTTGCGGACGCGGGCGAGAACCTTGTCCTTGACGACGTCATCTTCAGACATGATCAATATCCTTGTTCAGAATGCGCTCGATGATTGCGTACTGCTCTCGCATCTCGCCGCCGGTGGGAGGTATTCCGCCGATCACCCAGGTGCGGATGACCTGCCGAAGCTTCTGGATCAGATCGCTGCCTTCCCTGTACGTCGAGATCCAGTGCTCGTGATTGACCAGCACCTTCATTCCCAGATCAACCTGCACGCTGACGACCGTGATTGCAGTCTGGCCGTTCTGCCCGCTGGAGGTGATGATGACGAGCTGCTCTTCGCCATCGTTGCCGTCGATCAGCAGCGTGTAAGCATGCCGCTTGAATCCATCTATCTTGATCATTTCCCTACTCCTTCACATTCACGTTGGTGTATCACGCTAATCGCCGCGACGGTGCTCATCCGGATATCACCGGTGGCAGGATCGCGGCGTAGCTCGTCTATTTGGCGGCGAAGTTCTTCCTTGCTGATCTTGCTTGCAAGTGCCGCCAGCATCTCGGTGGCCGTGTGCTTCATTAACGGCGCACAGACACTTTGAAGTCTATGTTGCGGACCGCCTCCTCGACGGCGTCGGAGAAATCCCGGCTGTCCAGGATGTTTTCCAGGATGCCCTCGCCGCGACGCGAGTCGTCGAGTGCGGCGGTGATGCGGCGGTCCATCTCGTCGTCGCAGACGCGCTCAACCTGATCCGCCACCTGCTCCCTGATGAACTGCTTGAGCTGCGGCTTCAGGATTGCGAAGACTGCGCTGGAGATCTTCCCAACGAGTTGCTGCTGGGCTTCTTCGACGGTGCTGGTCTGCTGCTGATACTTGTTCATGGTGTTTCCTTTCGCTGTAGTTATGTTCCCGGGATGCCGGGGCAGGTGATGCAGTAGTACGCACAGCTGACGCTGTGCGTACTGGTTCAGCACCTGTTAAACACCGAGAGCTTTGCGATAGGATCGGTACCGGCGAAGGCAATCCGCGTTTCCGCCCGATCCCAACTCCATGCTCGAGATCCAAGCGTCTAGTTGGTGTTTATGTGCATCCCAATTACCAGACTTGATGGCAGTTGAAAGAGTCTTGGGGAGCTGCTGCTCTTCCTTGGTGAATGCCTTGCGACCTTTGACGCTTGCGTGCTGCGCGTCGAGGCTGTCTGTAATGAGCTTAATAGTGGCGTTCATTTGAATCTCCTTAGTTGTGTTGCTGTTGGTATGCGCTGCGGTGAAATCAAATAGTATCCCTCGCTCGTACTCGGGCCGTCCGCCTATTCCGAGTGAGGGGTGGTATTGGATCTGCACTTGATTGTTGGTACCTGCCGCCATACATCGTTACAGATGTACGCGCAGGTTCTGCGGCGGTGGGGCATGGGGAGAAATACTGAAATGCTGTCTGCATTGCACAGACTGCACTGCCAAAACTTTGCAGTAGGGCCGAGTGGACCGGCTAGCGTCAGGAATCCTATATGCAAGAGCCGGTGAAGCATTGGGTGGCGCGCGGCGTCCTTGCGGGCTGACTGCTACTTGAACTTGGTTGGCTGCTATCTAGGGACATTTATTTTCGACCTAGCGACTACATCCAGCACAACCTTACTTACTACTGAACCTCTACTACTAAGCTCCAATTCTAATTTTGGTTATATATAAAGTCAATCCCTGCTGCGCGCCTTGCAGCAGGCAGGCACCGCAGGTTCTACTCGCCGCGCATCCTCCACCAGCACTCGCGCATGGCATCGACATCGCCCTCGCAGTACGTGGCGATCTTCTTATGCTCGCCGCGTAGCCACGCATCGGCAACCATGGAGCCGTCGAACCCGTTCTTCGGAGACTTGACGCCGAGCACCTTGCACAGCCGATCAAGGGAGATGCGCTTCGACGGATCGGGGTCCCACATCAGCAGCGTGTCCTGTACGCGCTCATCCCAATATCCTGCATTCCACGGCATCGCCTTGGGCAGTTTCAGCTTGAGTATGGTCGCCCGCTTCCAGACAAAGCGAAGATCGAATGCGCGCATGTTGTGCCCAACTACCGTGAGGGCCGTATTCATTGTGCTGCCCTCGATATGCACGCCGGCAATGGACGCGATCGCATCGAAGAATGTCTGGAGCACTTCGCGCTCGTCCCCGATGCAGGACTTCACGGGTTGGGCATTGTGTGCCCAGCCGATGCAACAGATGCGTCCGTACGTCCCGTCCAGTCCTGTCTTGCTGATAGCATCCGCCAGCATCTTGGGCTTCTCGTCGCGCTCCCATGCCGCGATGGTGTCCGGCTTGCTGTAGTTGCCCGGTGGCTTGCACTTGTCAGACAGTATCTGGATGACTTCCGGATCGTCCGTCGGGAGCGTCTCAATATCGAAGAACAGCGACGGCTTGGTTGGTACTGGCGGAACGAACCTGCTGGTGGGTCTGCGCGTAATGATCATTTGAGTTTCACCCTGGTGCTTCGTTCAAAGACTGGGAGCGCCAGCCTGAAGGTATCAGTCTGCATCCCAGCGTGTATGATTGCGACGGCGTCAGCGAGGTGCTCGTTCGCTTTGACCGGCCGTCCTTTATGCAGTAGCCATCCCGCACGCGGATATCGCGACATGGCCCACTCGATCATCTCGTCCTTGCTTGCCGTCTTTTTGCCAACCGACGCCATCTTCACTTCAAGCTGACTGACCTGAAGCAACGTGATCGGGCAGGACGCAAGAACCCCCACCGCAATGCCAAGCGACCACGAAGCCCGGGACGACTGCGACCCGCTAGGAACCTCTGCTATCGCGAAGAGCGCCCCTTCGCACTGCCTGCACATAGTGAGGTAGAGCTGGCGGGCACGACGCAGGTCGTCGCTCGACTTGCGGACTTCCTTCTTGTGCTGGCCTTCGGTGGATTCAAGGTGCAGCGACAGGAGGTTCTGCATCGGCTTCTCGTTGCTGTCGAACTGCATCCGTGCGAACCCCATATTGGAGAAGGCGGCGTCGATACCAACAAGCAGTGCTCTCACGGTGCAACTCCTAGCAGTGACCAACCGAACTTGAGTGCCTCCCAGAGAATCCTGAACAGGACTCCCAGCGCCAGCGCGGATAACAGCACCCGCACCGCGCTCTCCAATAGGCTTGGCTTGCGAGGGACCATGTCAGTATTTCCTTGACGTGGGCAGGAACTTGGTCTCGATGGCGCACCACTCCTGGACCACGATATCCTTCAACTGCTGCCGGAGCTGTTGTGCATCATCGCCGCCCTTGCCTCGGATGTTGCCGATGCGGATCTTGTATCCCGCCTTGCTCAGTCCGATCTCTGCGAGCCGGTCCTCGCGATTGACGTCGATCAGCCACTCGGCGGCAGCAGTCAAGTCGTCGACGCCGTACCCGAACAGGATTGGGAACTCACACTCGCGGAACGGAAGGCCGATCTTGTTCTTCTTGCAGCGGGCGCGGACGCGGACTCCCGTGACGCGATCTACCTTGTCGATCGTGCGCTTCATCTTCTCGATCTCCGAGAGCCAGACCACCTGGCTAGCGTAGAAGTCGAGCGACTTGCCACCGCTGCGCGTCTTGGTCTCTCCGAAGCTGACGCCAATCTTGTCCCGTATCTGCGAGATGACCAGCAGGAACACGCGCGACTTCTCGAGACGCTGCACAAGACGACGGAACAGCTCCCCCAGCTTCTTCTGCTTGGTCATGCCGAACGATCCTTCATCAATCTTGCGAGCCTGCTCTGCGCGATCGGAGAGCGCGTCTAGAGAGTCGAGGACATAGACGCACGGGCGGTCGCCCAGCTTGTCCATAACCTTCGTCAAGTCCTCGAAGAAGTCTTCGATCGTGAAGATGTCATCCGCGAACTCGACGCGATCTACGGGCATCCCTAGAGCAGCGGCGTACCGCTCGTCGAATGCTGCCTCAGCCTCGGCGTACCGGATGAACCCGTCGGGATACTGGTGAGCAAAGTTGGCGCACGCCTCGATGGCCAGTAGCGTCTTGCCGCTGGACTTATCTCCGACGATGTTGCAGACTCTGCCCAGCACATACCCGCCGCCGAGCACCGAGTCGAGGACAGAGCACCCCGTCGAGATGAACTGCAAGTCCTTGTCGGTGCCGGAGGCGAAGTAGTTCGCTACCGGCGTGTCGACAGAGACCCGCTTGCGGCGGACCGTGGGCGGTTTAGCGACGGCCACGATCAATCAACCTGCGTGCGGCGGGAGCGAAGCTGATCCATCTTGCCTCGCGTGCTGCTGTCGTCGTCTGCCGAGGCGCGGCGACGCGATGCTGCTGCCTTCTCGATCTTCAGGTCTTCGCAGATCCAGTCGGCGAGCTCGTCGTCGTCCTTCGAGTCGTCGGGATTGATGTCAAGACGCTTGTCGTCGATCAGTGCTGACATCTCTTCGAACTTCATCGAGTGGATCGCATCCCAGTCGAGCTCGGGCTCACGGCTGCGGGCACTGCGCTCACGGTTGCCCCGGTCCTCGACTTCGCGCAGTCCGCGCTCCTGCTCACGGTCCAAGTCCGTTTCCTTGCCGGAACGCTTGGCACTGCGGCCGCCGAAGACGCTGGCGACGTGATCGTAGTCGTAGAACTGGAGGATTTTGTCCAGCGGGTTTTCCTGGATCTCGTCGAGCCACTTGGGATCACCGAGGTCGGAATCGCGGCGGGCCACTGCCAGCCCGATGTACTGCGTACGATCGCCCTTTCCCTTGCGCTCGAAGCTGATGTCGTACCCGCTCTCGGGGTTGTCGATTGGCAGGATCTCGCCGCTGCGCTTGTCAACGACCAGCTTGCACAGGTCGCGGTCGATGGTCCAAGGCATGGACCAGACGATCGGGCCGTCCTTCTCGTTGTTGCGGTCGATCAGGTAGATCAGGACGCGCTTGGTGGGCTTCAGCTTGTCCGCATACTCTGCGTCGCCGTCCTTGGATGCCTTCTCGCGCTCGTCGCAGATCGGACAGGGCTTGTTTTGCATCTTGTGCGTACAGAGGTACGTCTGCGAGTCCGGCCCGACTCCGTAATGCACGTAAATGTCCAGCCCGAAGTGCTCGGCTCCTTCCCACGTCGGCGGCATGATGCGGATGATGTTGTCGCCGTCCGCAGGCTTGAACATCTTGATGCTGTCCGTCAGATACTTGTCGAAGTCGCCGCCTCCCTGCTCGCCGCGCTTCTTGTAAGTGTCGGGCGACCGCTCCTGATACTTGAACCCACCGCCGCGGCGGCTGCGCGTATCGTCACGGCTGTCGCGCCCAACGCCGCGCGAACTGTCGCGACTCCTGCCGCCGGTATCTTCCCGCTCACGGCTTCCCCTGCTGCGCTCTTCTCTGCTCATGGTAGTGCTCCTGTGTGATGTGTGGTTAGAGGTGGGGGCAGACAGGTGTGAGAGACCTCACGCTGTCCAGGACGCCGCTTTGGCTGGGATCAGCAAAGTCCACCCCCATGGGAAACTATACAACCGAGCGGCGCCTCGGTGTGCTGCTGTGCTGCTGTGCTGCCTGGCGTGCTTGGTTCAGTGCCTTGCGCCCGTCAGCTGCACTGCTATCGGAGGTGTAGTAGCTGGCAAGGCGAAGATCGACTAGGGCGCGCAGTGCGAACCCGCGCGACCGCCATGCTTCATGCAGTCCCTCCCACGACTCCTGCGACTCACGTGCCCGCTGATACAGATCGAATGCCTTGATGCGGTCGGGGTCTCGCAGCGTGATCCCTTGCAGCTCTGGAACCGTGGCCTTGGGGTTGTCCTGCTTGGCGTCGGAGTAGATGTCGCCCTCGGTGCGCTCCAGATGATCCTTGGCATGAAGTGCCCGCGACTTCGCGCTGACGACGTGCTCCGAGATGCTATGCAGAAGCTCGGCTTGCAGCTCGAGCTCATCGTCCAGCTGGTGCTTCTCTATGCGAAGCCGCCTGCGGTAGTCGTCAAGCGTGCTTATTGGCTCTCGGGTTCCCATGATGCCTCCTAGTCGTAGAGCACCTGGCCCATCGCGAGAAGGATGGGCGCCAGCTTGTCGGTTGGGTTGCAGGGCTTGCTGAAGGCGTGCAGTACATCCAGCAACCGCGGCACGTCCTTCTCCGACTTGGGCCGCATGAGGCATCCGGCGACGTAGTTGGTCACGACGATGCGGATCGACTCGGGCGCCATCTCGGTCATGTCGCCTAGCACCTTGACCGCGTCTTTCCATTGCAGGTCGCGCTCGATCATCTTGCGGCAGAGGTCGATGATCTCCTTGTTCTCGAATGGCTGCTCGAGTAGCGTCTGCACCTCGGCATCGCTATTGCAGTCCAGCACCATTGCAAGCTGTACCAATGCCCGCCGCGGGGAGCCGTCGCTGGCCCTGGCTACTGTTCCCAGCAGTGCCTTCGTCACGTCAAGCCGTTCATCGTCAGCGACTGCCTCAAGCAGGTCCATCATGTCGTCGTATTTCAAGGGCTTGACGTTGTAGCTCAAGCAGCGGGTCTTGATCGTCTCCGGCACCTTGCCTGGGTCCGTAGTGCAGAACGCGAAGAAGACGTGCGGCGGCGGCTCCTCCACGGCCTTGAGCAGCGATTGCCATGCCGCCTTGCTGAGTGCATGGCATTCGTCGATGATGACCATCTTGTTGGGGGAGTCGCCGAATCCTGCGTAGCGGAGCGTCTCCGTTATGCCTCGCATGTCGTCGATTCCGTTGTTGGTTGCGGCATCCGCCTCAACGATGTTGGAGCGGTCGCAGCCAAACTCTGATGCGATGATTCGGGCGAGGGTTGTCTTGCCGCAGCCGCTTGGCCCAGTGAATAGGAACGAATGGGCGCGCGACTTGCTCTTGATCATTGCCTGCAAGGACGACACAACGTCCTTCTGCCCGACAACCTCCTTCAAGTTGGCAGGGCGATACTTGATATGCAGCGGGTCTGTGTTACTCATGGATCAGCTTCCTTCTCGGTTTAATGTAGAACTTCCCGTACCTCTTGAACATATGCTCCCAGTCTTCGATGCCAGTGACGTCTTGGCATCCATCACGAAGGCACTGGCGCAGAACTCTATGGTCGTGGATCTCGAACAGGCTATCGCTCTCGGGGTGCAAGATGAGCCAGCGGTCTGCGTAGGGCATTTCATGCCTCGTAGGGGTTTGGTAATCTATACATCTCATTGCTGCGATACACAGCGATCTCTTGCAGCGTATTCCACCGCTCTCCGACAGAGAACTCGATGATCAGCGGCACGTTGATGAAGTCGAAGCGGTGCCTGCACATAACGAGGGCGATCTGCTCAAGGCGGTCCTCCAGTCCGGGATCCTGCAAGTTGGTGGTCAGGTCGTCATGCACATTGATGTTCGGTTGGAGCTCGAGCTCGTCGAGGATGACTGACATCTCCGATAGCTCTGCCATGGACTCCGTCACGATATCCGCAGCAGTGCCCTGGATTGGCGCATTGATGATCTCGTTCTTAGACTGCGGGCCGCGGCGCCTGCGTCCGGTCAGAGTCTCGACGTACAGGTTCTTCTCATAGTCTTTGAGGAGCTTGTCCTGCCACTTCTTCACTCCCCTGAACTCATCCCAAAACTCCTTTCCCAAGTCCTCGGCAATCATATCGGGAACCTGCAACGCCTGGGCACACGACCGCACTGCCGATCCGAAGAACTGCGGGAACACCCACCCGTTCTTAATCTCGTCTCGGAACTTCTTGCGGATCAGCTTCGCATCGTCACCATCCACCTTGTAGTCCTTGATCATGCGATCCTTGATGCGCGGGTACTCCTCCATGAAACGATTTGCCCAGAAGCCGTGGATGTCGTACCCCGTCCATAGCGCCCTGCACAAGGCATCATCCCGGCTTGCCATGCCGATAACGCGGGCCTCTAGCTGTCCATAGTCGGCCGCTGCTATCCATTCGCCTGGCGGCGGAACTACAACGCCGCGAATCTCCTTGTGCTTGCGCTTGGGATAGTTCTGCGCGTTGGGGTCTTCGCATGCAAGGCGTCCGGTCACCGCCACCATGCTGCTGAACTTCGGGTGCATGCGGCCGTCGCGGTACGCGTTTCTGCCCGCCAGCAGTGGCAGGATGTAAGTTCCAGCCAGCTTCATCACGGACCGGTGCTCAAGGATCAAGGGGGCGGACGGAACCTCCCCCTCCGGTATCTTCGACAGCGCCGCTTCGTCCGATGTGTGCCCGCCTTCCTCCTTGCGAACCTCGTCTCTGTGGCATACGTCTTTCATCAACCGCAGGACGTGGTCAGGTGAGGATGCCAGGAACGTTCCGAACTGCGCTTTGTACTTGCCAATCTCGGGGCACTTCTCCAGCTTCATCTCAATGCCCGCCAGGTCTTTGACCAGCTTGGTCTCCATCTCCCGGGCATAGTCAAAATCAACGAGGATGCCCTTCTGTTGTGTCAGCACTAGGGCGGGCTCAAGTCTCAGCTTGCGTTCGTACTCCCGAATGAACTTGGGCTCGCGCTCAACCAGCGGCCGCTGCGTCTCGTACAGCAGGTGCGTCCATTTCGAGTCCATCCCGTTGTAGCGCAGTGCATCGCGGATGGGGTACTCGAGAAGCCGCTTTGGATCTACCTTGGACTGGGCTTTCAAGAAGAACCCGAAATGCTGCCGAGTGAGGTCGTCCAGGCTCAGGGTTCCGATGCGCTCGTCGAGCGTATGCGCCTGGGCCATCGTGTCCTCCCACTCGGTCAGATTCGCAAGCTCCCGCCCGTAGAAGTAGGTGAGCCACTCAAGCTCGAATCCAAGGTGATGGGCGATCTTGCGCCGAGATGACAGTAAGAACTCCGCAACAAGTGCCCAGACTCTGCGACGAAGACTGCTGTTCCATCCCTGCGGGTGATCCATCGGAAACGCAGCCACCCTATCGAATGTCCCAATAGAGCACGTGAAAATCTTTGGATCATCCACGTAGGGTCGCAGGCATCCCAGCCCTGTCTTTCCATCTCCTGTTTCAAGGTCGATCGCAACACTGGGTTCCTTCGCAAGCTCATTGAGAATGTCCTCCAGTCGGTTGAAGTCAGCTAGGGTTTGGCCTTCGATGATCTCTATGCCGCGATCGTAGGGGGCCTCATGCACCTTGGCATTGGGAAGTCGCTCTGCATTGTCAAGGATCCACCCGATGTCGTGCTCAAGGCAAAGCTCGAACTCGCTCTTGCGATACTTGCTTTGCTTACGCAGTACAAACGACGGGTGTAGAACGGGATAGTACCAACACGGGTGGTTGCCGATCTTAGTGGCGATCAGCTTGCCGCGCCAGGCAGTGACAGACGAAAGCCCCGTCGCCCAGTTGAGCGGGATGTTGCCCGTCCCGACGATGACCTTCGGTGCAGTCCGCTCTATATCCTCTTGGCCCTTGAGGCGGCAGCATTCGATCTCAGGCATCTCCGGAGTTCTGTTCTCCGGAGGGCGGCAGCGTATCGTGTTGCTTATGCGAACGTCGCGCCTGAGAACCGAGGCGGGGAACTGCGATCGAAGCAGTCGGCCAGACTTGCCAACGAACGGCTCGCCCTCGAGGTCTTCATTCTCCCCTGGTGCCTCGCCCAGCACGTAGATCAGCGGGCGCTCCGTGCCGGAAGGAGACATCTTCGGAGTCGTCAGCTTCGCCTTGTCCAGAGGACAGGCGTCACAGCCCATCCTCTGCATTGTGTCGATCGGGATACGCCTGCTATCCGGAGTGGCCTTCTTCGCCTGCCCGCGCGTCCCGTTGTAAAAGAACCCCACAGCACTCTCCCTGAGGGCGAGTGCTAGACGGAGCAGTGTGCGATGAGGTGCAGGAACTGCCCATCCGTAAGCAGCATGACCTTCTCAAGAAGTTTCATCTTGCGGCAGGTCTTGGACGCACGCGATACCAGGGCGGGGTCTGCTAGGAACGAATCCGTGTCGGGGTGCTCGAATGCCAACAGGTCCGTCGCCTCGCCTTGGCCGGAGGATGAGAACAGTCGCATCTTGCCGCCGGCGACGCTGATATTGGTGGCCTTGTCCATCTCGGTCGAGAGGATCAGCAGGGCGCGGTCTAGTGCCGACTCGAATCCGTTGGGAATCTCCGCGGCGTCGTCCGTACCTGCTCCCTGAAGATACTTGCTGAACAGGCGCGCGAAGTCGAGTGGCTCGAGATCCACCAGCAGTTTCGTGAATAGCATCGCCTGCCCGCCGAAGTTGGCACAGATTGCCCCCTTGGGGAGCCCTACGGCAATCTCCTCGTCCATGAATGCCTTGGCCAGCGCCAGCATTTGGTTACAGAAGAATGCAGGCAGGATGATCGGCACATTGCCCGGGAGCTTGATGTGCGACTTCGACTTGTAGCGGGAGATCGTGAAGTTGTCCGTGGAGTACAGGACGCATCCGAACTCGGTGGCCTCGAGGGTGACTCCCATCTGCGCTGGGTGCGTCGGATCTGTGCCAACCCCGACCAGGCATTTCTCAATGCCCTTCAGCATATCGGCAGTGACAATGAACCCGTCGTCATAGCACACCGGCGGGAACTCGAACGGGAATGAGTTAAGCGGCAGGAACGGGATCTTCACCTTGGATCTGCCTGCTGCCACCACGACTGCATCCTCGCCCGTCTCGGTGATCAGGATGCTCTCGGCAGTCATGCTGTTCAACGTCTTGATCAGCATCTCGGCAGGAAGGCACACAGGCATGTCAATGGGCGCGTGTATGCCGATGGCAGAGACGTCGTTATATGCGAGCACCCCCCAGCCATCAAAGGCGAAGTGGGTGAGTGCTGGCACATAGGCTTGACCGGCGACTGCTGCCTTGGCCAAGTTCAGTGATTGAAGAAGGTGCTCTCGGTTGATGTCGCTCATTGCTGTTGCTCCTAGTCGAAGAATGATTCCTGGACAAAGCGGGCGCCAACGACGCCTGCTTCCTTTTTGTGCTTCGCGAAACTGCTGTACAGAATTAGATTGCAGCGGGCACGTGCGGTGTAGTCTTCTGCCACCTCTCCCCACGTCACGCCGCAATGCTCAAGCCATCGCTCTATGACCTCCTTGTCAGTTATACCTGCGTGCGTTGCGTGCTTCCCCTGCTGCTTGAAATGGGAGTGCTGTGTCGACACCGTGAAGGTGCGCGATGGCACGTCGAACCTGAACTTCCCGTTGTCGTCGAGGCGCGGCACATCCACGTACCCGTTGATCGTGAGAATCTTCCACGAGATGCTATCGACGCTGTACCACGGATATCGCAGCATGAGCGGCACTGCGGTCATGCCAAAACCGTGTGTCTTCACTAGCACGTTGCCATGGACGTCCGTGATATCTCGGAAGACGCTATCCAGCCACCTCTTCCTGCCAGTCCCGTCAAGCCCTACCATGCCTCCCAGACCTATGTAGTCACAGCCTGCATCAAGCATGTTGTGCAGCCACTTGCGCGGCTCGCCGTAGTGATACACGGGAATGGGATCCAGACCGTCCGCCTTCATGTACTTGTAGTTCTCCCATCCCAGTGATGCTGCGCGGTCGATCTCTGCTTCAGTGACCTCTCTGCCTCCGGTTCCTGGAATGACGTCGAGATTCACATAGTGATCCCAATACTCGATGGTGTTATGCAGGAACGCACAATATTCGTCCAGGTCAATATCCTTCCCACTATTGCGTGCTGAGAATGCGCCGCTGTCGAGGATGAACTGCATTGACCTGGGCTTGCCATAGTCGAAATATGGAATGAACGGGTCGAGGAGCTTCTTGTAGAAGAAGCTGATCAACATCTGCGGGTGGATCTCAACCACC